GAGGTCACGGAGGTGGTGGTGGACATGCTAGTTCTGGTGGACATGCTTCTAGCGGCGGTCACGCTAGTGCAGGTGGCAAGGGTGGAGGTAGTTCTGCACCACACGCTACATTCAGACCAGGTACACCGTTTGTACCACACGGAGCAACTGCTGGACGCGGCGCCAGCGGCAACCTAGATGCTAACAATGCGGACAGAGAAGAATATATTAAGTTCTTAACAAGCTATGCTAACGCTATTCGTGCAGGCAAGATGACACCTGAAATGCGTAAATGGTTGACAGTACACCCTGACGTTATTGAAGATTTAAAGCGTGGTCCGCATGGATTAACTATGGGTCAATTGAATGCTGATTTGGTTGACTTAGAATCTCGCAAGAACTATCACTTGATGCGTGAACAAGGTCCTAGTCTATCAATAGAACAACTAGCACATATCAGCGACAAAGCATTAGACGATGCGTATCATTATGGTCGTAGTACTCCAGGCGCAAACTTTGGTTGGTTAGCTAACTTGCAATCAGCCAAAGCCGCAAAGCGTTTAATTGATGCAGGCGAAACTGATATCGAAGTTATTAGTGACGCTATTCACAAGGGTTGGAATGTTACAGCGGCAGCTGATTACAAAGGTCAACTAAAGCTAGACACACCTACTCCGGACGAAAAGAAATTGAAACGTGCTAAGTTAGCAATGCAATCATATAGTCAACTTCCAGAAGAAGAAAAAGAGAAGGATCGTGTAGTTGCACGTGCTTTGTTGCAAGCTATAAAGGGTGACCAGTTAGCTGAACGTATGGTCATCGGATGCTGTCCGAATGAAGATCAAAATAGCAATATGTCCGAATCTGCTGATTATCTAGACGAAAAATAATTTGACCCCCTCTTTAGAGTGTAAATATTTATATCTTTAAAGAGGACCAAATGGCAACTAAGAAAACCAAAAAAACTGAAGAAGCGACAGTACCCGTCGAGAAGGTACAAGAAATCGCAGAACAAGCCGCCCAAGAGCAACAACAGCAACAGGGTCAAGTGCAAGTTAACGTAGACTTTCTACGCACCACAAAAGTACACATTGCAATGCCATGCTATGGCGGCATGTTGACTGAATCAACATTCATGAGTTTCATCAAGTGGGCTAACACAGCCCGTCAACTTGGTATTGACTGGACATTAGAAACAATGGTCAACGAATCATTGATTAGCCGAGCACGTAATACATTAACTGCAAAGTTCTTGGACATGCCTGACGCTACTCACTTGTTCTTTGTTGATGCTGATATTGGTTGGGAACCATGGCACTTGTTGGTATTACTAAACCGCGATGTAGATGTATGTGCAGGCTTATACCCAATGAAGACTATGCCAATCAAGTGGGTTGTTAATGGCTTTGAGGGCGCAGAAGAAGGACCTGATGGCTTCCAAGAAGTATCTAAAGCAGGTACTGGTTTCTTATTGATTAAGAAGCATGTATTTGAAAAGCTTAATAAGCACCCAGCAGTTAAGCCATACAAGAACGATATTGGTCTAGATCCAAAGTATGACCAACACTTGAAGACTTATTTTGACACAGCAGTTCGTCAAGGCCGCTATTACTCAGAAGACTGGACATTCTGTGAAAACTGGCGTGATCTAGGTGGTAAGATTTGGATGGACAAACGTATTCTATTGCGTCATTCAGGATCTTATGTATTCTGTATGGAGAACCAAGAACACTTGTTGAACACTGTAGGCCCAATGTATATGGATCAACAGCGACAAAAAGGTTTCAAGCTTGTAGATCAAGCTGGTAACGAAATCAAATAAAATGGCCCCGAAAGGGGCTTTTTTATTACGTACTATAAAGTAAGCATTGATAAATACTATACTATGAATTTAAAAGAGCTTGATTCCTTCAAACTGTCAGATGCAGTTACTTTCCACGATCATTTGAACCCTGCATTATGGGCGGGTCATAAACTTAAGCCCGCAATAAAAGAACAACTTCTTATCATAGCAAAGGATTTTTTAGAAGAATTAGGCATTGAAGATTTGGATGTAGTAGATGTTACAGTGTCCGGGTCTAATGCCGCATATAGTTACACTAAGCATAGTGACTTGGATTTACATATCTTAGTAGATATGCGTAACTTAAATGATGACGAAGTTTACAAAGAGTTGTTTAATGCAAAAAAGACATTGTACAACGATTCACACCATATCACTATAAACAATATACCTGTTGAATTGTATGTACAAGATGCTAGCGAACCAGTAGTAAGTTTGGGTGAGTACAGCATTCTTCATGATAACTGGTTACGACTACCTACAAAGCGTAGAGCAAACTTTGACCAAACTGCTACTAAAGAAAAGTATGCAAAGCTTTTGAAACTTATCGAAGTAGCGTTATTGTCTAAAGATATTCATAAAGTTCAAGCTGTATTAAAAACAATCAAGCGTTATCGTCAAGCAGGATTAGACAGAGGTGGTGAGTTTGGTCCTGAGAATTTAGCATTCAAGGCACTGCGTAGTCAAGGATATATCACTAAATTATATCAATTGAGAGACAAGTTACACAGTGAAATTTTGACCATTGAGAACATGTATCAAGATCCTGTTAAGGTTCAAGAGGATAATTTAGCAGAACAGTTTGCTAGAGAATTTAATCAACAAGAAGTAGACGAAGCAAGAACTAATCCAGAACAAAATGTCAAACTAGAGTCAGGCATGAAAGAGTTAGAAGCAGTTGCTAAAACTATTAGTGATCCTGAAAATTGGGCTGTAAGTATGACCAGTGAGCCTAAGTTAGGTATCAATCCGCAAGTAGGTATCAGCGAAGATACACCTAAAGGCATATACTTCTATCCATTGAATTATGTGTTGGGTAAGATTCATAGTAGAAAGCCTTTACCTTGGGCAAATGACTATCCCTACATTCAGTTGTTTCAATATGACCGTTCTGGTGAAATGACACAACAAACACAGGTTGATAGTGCTAAACTAAAACAAGCATTAAGTCAATATTGCTCTCCTGAAATAATGCAACAGGCTGAGGAAGAAGATAGTTATGATGGTACACCATTTTGGTATATCTATGATTGTTTGAGTAGACTAGGTAAAGGTGACGAGACTAACATCATTCGCTGGAATAAAGTACTAAGAGACTTGGGCTTTACTAGCGTGTTTGATCCAGGTCGTGGATGGATAGCAGAAAACGAACCAACACAAGGTGTTGTACTAGATCCAAGAATTATAAAACAACATAAGACAATTGCTAATCGTAAAGAATCAAAAGTAGTTACTCCTGCTAGTATCGCAAAATCACTATTTGACGAAATAGATATGGAACTGGCCAGAAATAGGATATGGCAAATGTATGATCCAGATGGTAGTAAACTTAAGCAGGCTGTTAAGAAATATGCCGCAGACCCTAAATTCAAACCAGATATCGGTAAAACATACAGTCAAGAATTAGAAGATAAAATAAAGGGTTATAGACTATACGGTGCAAGAGAGTTATCAACTATTGCTATGGAATGGTATAAAGCACAGCAGCCAGTCAACGAAGCATTTGACCAACCCTATAAACTTAAATGGGAAGCAGGGGATTACGGTGATGTTGATGCATATGCTAAATTAGATGATGGTAACTATCTAAGCATTATGTTCAACAAAGGATATAATCAAGATAAAGAAGAAGCATGGAATGTTGAATTCTTTAGAAACAACAGCCAAGAAGTAACAGGTGAAGGTGATGCTCAACGAGTATTTGCTACTGTGTTAGGTGCTATACAAACGTTCATTAAGAAATACAAACCAAATAGAATTATCTTTTCAGCAAGTAAGGATAACTGGGCAAAGCAACAACAGAATAGTGAAAGCCGTGCTTCACTATACGACAAGCTAGTTCAGCGTTATGCTAAAGCATGGGGCTTTAGAGCTTTTCGTGCCGATACAGGTGATAAAGTTATATACGAATTGAGTAGAATAAAACCTCTTGTAGCAAAAGAAGATACAATGCAATATGCGGCAGAGAAAACATCTGCTACAAATCCGTACGGTGGTCAACGAGATATTCAATATCGTGGGTCAATCTCAGAAGCTAGCGGGTACATTCCAAGCGAAAAAGAGAAAAATGACCCTCGTTTTAAGACAGCATTAACAGTAGATGTTAAGCCTGACAGTATCAAAAAGAATGCAAAAGCATTCGCTTGGTTAACTGACAGAGCAGGAATACCCCCAACTGCGAATCCTAACGGCAAATTCTGATTACATAGTGTTTTGATAAATACTATATTACTTCGGAATTCGCTATGAAAATCAATCAAATTATCAATGAAACTACTACTGCGGGGTCAGTAGCAACTGTTTCAAAACCCTTAGGTGAAGTGCAAACACGCACTCAAGTTGCAGGTCTACAGCCAGCAGAAAAAATCATGAAGGGTTCGACAAAGAAAAAAGGTCCTTATGCTAATAGCTTAACTGAAGGAGCTGTAAAGCAACTATCAATGGATCTTAAAGAATTAAAAGACGAAGAATTCAAAAAGAAGTACAAGATGACTAAGCAGGAAGCTCGTAAAAACTTATCTGCTAAACCTGAACCAGTACAAGAAGCTAAACTAGAAGAAGAAGATATTATTCTAGTACCCGGTAGAGGATCTAAACGCAAGACTGGCTTTGTTCCTCGCGGTCAAAGTCGAGTAGACCATGAAGTTGAAATGGCTCGCAGTGATGTTTTAGCTACAATTAAAAATGCAAAAGCAATTTATCAATTGTTAAAAGACCGTAGTGAAGACGAAGGACTTGAAGGTTGGGTACAAGAAAAACTAATCAAAGCAAATGATTACTTAAATGCTGTCAAAGAATATTATGACGAAAAGATGATGGAAGAACTCCAAGGCGCCGGCGTCATTGCAGGTGGGCCAGCATATGAAGGTAAAAAAGTTGACCGCATGGTTAAGCATATTGAAAAGAGTGAAAAGAAATTAGGTCACTCTAAGAAAGAAGCAGAGAACATTGCATGGGCAACTGCTAACAAGCGTGGCATGTTAGATAACAAGAATAAGAAGAAATAATATGAGCAAGATTACAGATGGCTTAAACGAAGCGTTTAATCGCTACAATCGCAGAGATTCATACCAGCGTGACTATGATAATAGCGTAGCAGGTATGGGCAAGCGTCAATCATATGCTTACCAACAAGACGGTGGCGCAAATGATGAAGGTTGGGATGAACCTCAGCGTGACTATACACCTAAACCAGTTTCAAAAAAAGGTATGTATTTCTACAATGTACCAGCCGATCAAGAAGATAAAGCAAATGAAGTTGGTTTATTCAAAACAAAATCAGGTAAGTGGTACAGTCCGTTTCAGAACTCACGTGCTGATATGTTCTTTGGTAAAGGTAGATACTGGGAACCAAAGACTAATGAATCACAATTAGATGAATTAAGCAACGATACATTAGCAAGCTATAAAAAGAAAGCCGGAGCCGACGCATCAGCCGCTGACAAAGCAGGTGATTATAAGCGTGGTGACAAGCGTTTCAGCGGTATTGTCAAAGCAACTAATAAAGAATTAGACAACGATGTTAAACAATCTAACGCAAGGTCACAAATAAAAACCGATGACAAATTACGTGCTTATTATGCCCAACGCAAAGCAGAGAAGCAAGGTGTAGAAGAAGGTTGGCAAGACGATACACAAGAATTAGAAGACTGGTCAAAAGAAGTTAACAAGAGATTATATAGAGCACACGAAAGTCAGCGCCCTGCTCTAGCAAGACAATTAAGCAAAGTAGAACAAAAGAATTTTGGCAGTACTCTAAATCAAGGTGGACTTACAGAATTAATTCATTCAGCATTGAGAGCATTACAAAAAGGTCAAATGGTTCACTACGATCCACAGAGCGTAGGTCAAATGGCATTTGGTAGTCTAGTGGGTGATGATGCTAGAATTATAGCGGCTGCTGGAGTTTCTAGTGATGAGCTTGCTGGTTATCGCATGTTGTCTGACAAGGGCATCGTAGACAACATACAACAATTCCTTCAATTACGCCGTGCGGTTTATAACAAAGAGTGGCCGCAAGAGTATCTTGACGAATTTGCTGGGCGCCCAGGAGCACTATGGCTTCAATTTGTTGAAGATTTGGGTTGGTCTAAAGATGACATGAACGAAGAAAAGCAACGTCTAGATCCTAAATGCTGGGATGGTTATAAAAAGCAAGGCACCAAGATGAAAGGTGATACAAGAGTAAATAACTGCGTTCCAGTAAAAGAATCAGCTATTATGAAGGGTCTTAGATAATGAGAGCATTAGACTTAACTAGAAAACAATCTATTTTTGAAAGTATCGGTAGAGGAGATACATATTTTAGCACATGGGAACGTGAGATTCATCCTACATTGTGTGAGATGGCTTTAAACCCTACGCAGATTGACCAGATATTTTCAACAGTTCAACAAAACGCAGGACGTAGTATGTTGGGCAGAGCTACTGATGCAGTCGGAGCAGCCAAAGATAAAATCAGTGATGCGTGGTTCAATAAGTTTGGTGGCATGTTACAGAATAGTGCACCAGTACAAGGATTTGATGACAAGTGGGAATCTATCAAAAGTAGTGTCGCTACTAAACATCCTGAAATAGCCGCTAAGTTAGCAAAGTACGGAGAGTACGCTAAGAACAATCCTAAGATGCACAAGTTCCTGTTAGCAATTGCCGGATCTATTGCGGCGTCATTAGGTGTTGCATTAGCAGGTGGAGTTGGAGCTAGTGCGTTAGCAGTAGGTACTGGTGCAGGTATTGCAACTGGTATCATCAACATTGCTGATAGATTATTACAAGGTCAAAAAGCATCTACTGCTATTGGACGTGGTGCAACAGCAGGTGCAGTTGCAGGATTAACTGCAGGTGGATTGTCTAAAGCTAAAGAAGCATTGAGTGCGTTAGGTGCAACTAAGTTTTTAGATAGCGGTGTGGGTATGATTAATAACAATGGCACAACGTTCTATCTAAAACCAGAAGACATGGCTGCATATCACGAAGGTCAAAAAGTAGCCAATGCTCTGTTAAGAAATGCTAGTATAAATGATTTGGGAGCCGCAATGGATGCTTCCGCGGCAGCAGATGCGGCTAATTGGGCTAAGACTTTAGCAAAGATTGGGTCTGAAGCATATCAACAAGAAGCAATACGAGATATGGGAACTATTACAGAAATCCCACCCGGTGCAGTTGGTGACGCGGCTAATGCAGTAGCTTCATTGCTAAATTCAATTGGACCCGCTTTATCATCAATTGCAGGTCAAGCTGCCGGCGGCTCTAAGCCATCTGCACAAAAAGTAACAGAAGGCCAGCTTAATGAGTTATTTGGAATGACTGGTAACAAAGTTGATGCATCTAAATTGAAAGCGGCTTGGGAAAAAGCAGGAAGCCCTACTGACAGTGTTGCACTCGGTAAGTTTCTAACAACGCAAGGTATATCAAGTCCGGCAGTTACATCAGCGTTCGCACAATTGAAACTACCGGATCCATTTGCGGCAGCGCCTGTAGCTAAACCAACGGCAACTACAACAAGTCAACCTACAGCACCAGCTACAACAGCACAACCAACGGCAGCTACAGCAAGTCAACCGACAGCACAACCTACAACGCCTGCACCAACATCAGCAATTGGTCAAGGCATTGCACAATATAAGCCTGGTCAACAAGGCGTTAATCCAGAATTGCAAAAGAGATTGGCTGCACGTAAAGCAGGTAAGCCCCAATATGCGGCAAACTTAGAAGAAAACAGATTAAGAAAGCATAAGCATGTTATCAGATAATTTAAAAGTATTATTAGCGAGTACTCAATCATTCGCTATCAAGTCACAGAACTTTCACTGGAATGTTGAAGGTAGTAACTTCCCACAGTATCATGCATTCTTTGATACATTGTACAGTGATGTAAGTGCTACAATTGATCCTATTGCTGAATACATTCGTATTCTTGGTCATTATACTCCTGGTAGCTTAACACGCTATGCTGAACTATCAATCATACAAGACCAAATTAAGATTCCTCGTGCTGAATTGATGTTTCAAGAATCATTGCATGATTGTGAACAGATGGGACAATTAGTAACAGCGATGTTTGATGAAGCGGCGAACGAAAAGCAACACGGTATAGAAAACTATATGGCTGAACTACAAGACTTGTATGGAAAGAAGGCTTGGTTTATTCGTTCTATATTAAAGAAAGAACGTGAATAATGCGTGAAAATGAATATCCAGTATATCCTGAAGATGATGGGTATGACACGTTTAAAAACCCATATAGTCCTGTATGAGAGCAACAGAATTCATTACTGAAGAAGCAAAAGCCGCCAAATATAACGGCTTAGTTATGAAGTACGCCTTCAACGATAGTGCTTTGATAATGAAAGCATTTGAACAAGGTAGTCCAATTGCTTATGTTAAGTTTGTCAAAGAAGACAAAGAGTTATATCCACAGGATCTTTGGGTCAATGATGACTATCGCAACAAAGGCATTGCTAAGTCAATGTATGACTATCTAAAGAGTGAAGGTTATGTCATCAATAGAAGTCACGACCAAACTAAAGCTGGCACCGGCTTCTGGGATAAACACCGAGGTGAAGATGCGTATGTTTGGGAAGATGAAGACGTAGATGAAGATATGTCACGTAGAGGCTTCTTAGGAGCATTAGGCGGCGCGGCTATGGCAGCCGCCGGATTAGATGCAGAAGCAAAACCTAATGCTATTAAACCTAAAACTAAATCACCTTCACAAGATGCTATTCAACAAGCAAAGAAGCAACAAAATGTTAAACCAGCATCACCTACAAAAGATCCACAAGCAGAAGCAATGTTGTATAGAACAGCAAAAGCTAGCGGAATGAAGGGTAGTGAGTTAGCACAGTTCTTAGCACAAACAAAACATGAGTCTTGGGATCACAGCAGATTACAAGAGAAATCAATCGGTGATCCTAATCAGTACTTTGCTAAGAAGTATGATCCTACGTTAGCACCTAAGACAGCAAAGATTTTAGGTAATAAGCATCGAGGCGATGGTGCAAAGTATCACGGTCGCGGATTCATTCAGTTAACTGGTAGAGATAACTATCGCATGGCTAGTGAAGCATTGGGATTAGATTTATTGAATCATCCTGAAATAGCAAGTAAGCCAGACGTTGCCGCAAAGATTGCAGTGTGGTATTGGAATACAAGAGTTAAACCAAAAGTTCAAAACTTTGAAGATACAGTAGCAGTTACAAAAACAATTAACAATGCGATGTTTGGTTTAGAGGATCGACTTGCAAACTTTGTAGATTATAAAAAAAGAGTAGCATGAAAAAAATTATAACAATATTACTATCAACATTATCATTAACGGCATCAGCATGGGAGCAACGTGCTCCCTTACCACCTCAATCTTGTCAAGTACATAGTCCATATGGATTTGCACAAACGCAACGTCCTGCACAGCCGATCTGTCGTGAGGCTTATCTAGTTGCATATGACGCTCCTGTTAAAATTCCTGCTTATGTAGCGTATACATTAAAGCCAGAAAACGCATTAGGTTGCTTTCCGAGAACAAACGCCTTCGTGGCTGACCAATCATTAGGCGGTACAGGTGCAAGACCTGACGACTATGCTGGTACAGGATACGACAAGGGACACGCGGCACCGGATGGGGACCTATCTTACACTCAGCAAGTTGAATATGAATCATTCTTGATGACTAATATGTATCCACAACATGGTTCACTAAATCGTGGTATATGGAAATTACTAGAGACAAGTATACGCGGTTGGAGTGTACAGCGTAATCAAACGTTCACTATCTATGTTGGCGCATTCTACGCACAAAGTACAGAGTACATTGGCGCAAGTAAAGTTATTGTTCCTCATGGTTACTACAAGATTGTCATTAATCAAGCAACAGGTGAAGTAGCAGGATGGGTATTCCCTCATACTAAACCTTATGTTAACTTAGGAACTGACTTAGTTAAGTTTCGTCATCCAATCGCACAGATTCAAACAGTAGCAGGTGTTAAGTATGCATTCCCTAAGAATGCAAAAGAAGTGGCACCAGGCCAAGAATGGCCTGTTAACTACGGTGATTTGACTAAAGCTAAACGCGCCAAGTGCGGCGCAAATGCACAAGATTAATTCTTTTGATAAACAAAATAGAGCCTGCCAAGTTCGGCAGGTTCCTTTTTGAACTCTAGTAACGTAAGATTGTACTTTTCAGCAAACTCATTTACAATTTCAAAACTCCAAGGAAAGATATCAACATAAGGTCCTGTCTTGTGTGGTAAACCTGGATTAGCACGCAAATAGAATCTACCACCCTTTTCAAGTAATGATACACAGTGACTGAATCGTTCTTCAATCTCATCTTTGCTGTTAAAGTTGATGCTACCTAATGCAATGATAACATCATGTGATTCAGGCTTGACCTTATAATCTAATATATCAACCTCATAGTCAGCACAGTTATTGTATGGATCAATACCGATTAAGTTTGGAATACGTCCTTTGAAAGGGTGATACCCACATCCAACATCTAACACTTTCTTTGGATTCAGTTTGGTAACTTCTTCACACAATGCCCAACCACTGTGGTCATAATCACCTGTTCTTGGCTTCCAAATTTCAGCAAAGAACCGATGTGTATAACGTTCTGATAAATCAGCAACTATATCACGCAATGATCCTATGTAGTCTGATTGAATTTGTAGTTCATCCCAAACATGATCTTTGAATTTCTTGTATCGTGCAGGAGTCCAGGGTAGGTCTTGAACAATAGTGTCCCCGTTGATAGAAATTTTTGCATACTTAGGTAAATTAAACGCTAACTGCAAATTTTCTTGTAAAAGCTTAAAAATTTTAGTATTCATGGAATTTTTTTGATAAATAGAATGATTATTTAACATAGGAAATCACATGAAAAAACTTTTATTTGCCCTATTACTATTACCTAGTCTAGTATTTGCTTGGCAACCAACAAAACCTATCACTGTTATATTCCCGAATGGACCGGGCGCAGGGAACGAAATCTCTTTCTTCTTTGTAGCAGATATCGTTAGTGAGAAGACAAAGGTACAGTTTAATAGAGAACATCGTCCAGGAGCAGATGGTAATCTAGCAATGAATCACTTTGCTACTGTACCCGCTGATGGACACACTGTTGCAGTTCCAGCATGTAATAGTCAGTGGGTTACAGGTGAAGTATGGTACCCACAGACATTAAAGTACAATATCTTTGACTTTGAGCCTGTTGCTAACATAGCACGTAGTCCATTAGCATTCTGGGCACATCCTAGTAGTAAAGTCAACACACCGGAAGATTTGATTAGAGAGATTCGTGAAAAGAAACGTCCTATCAACTTTGCTATTGGTGGCGGTGGTCACAAACTAGCAGTTGAATACTTAACTGACAAACTTAATGTTCCTGGTGGCGATAAAGTACAGACAGTTATGTACAAGGGCCCTGCTCAAGCACTTATGGATACGATGGGAGGACACGTTGAATTCAGTGTTACTCCAGTAGGTGTAGGTTATCCTCACGTTAAAGCAGGTAAACTTAAATTAATCGGTCTTGCTAGTGAAGTTCCACTTAAAGGATTAGAATCAGCACCATTGATGAGCAAGTATGCTCCGGGATTAAATCTATACGGGTGCTGGAACTTAGTACTACCAAAAGGCACTCCGCAAGATATACAAGATTGGTATCATAACAATTTTGTTCCGGCAATTCGTAGTAAAGAAGCAAAAGAAAAATTTGATGACAATCAAATGTTCATAACTACTAAAGAGCACACACCTCAAGGCGTACATGCAAGCATGGCAGTATTGCGTAGAGAGTGGCAACCAATCGCAAGAAAGATAACACCTTGAAATATATTTTCGTAGCCGGCGCACCCGGCTCTAAATGGTCTAGTGTAGTAAAGAATATTTACTACAGCCCTAGCATAGACCAATCTGATTACAGTGATGAACGCACGTATTATCATGATGCTAGTGGCAGTATGCAATTAATGCACTTAGGTGCATACTTTGATCCTGGCATGGAGTTTGGTGACCTGCTAGCAGACATGCAGAAATACACTAAAGAAGAACTAGAGAAAGAATTTGATAGACCTTTCTCGGGTGAGGGAGTTAGAATCATCAAGAGTCATGTGTTTGCAAACAATATCGACTTCATTAAAAAGACATGGCCTGACTCTCCTATTGTTTTAGTGCATCGTGATAATGACAGTTGTTTGGGATGGTGGGTTAAATGTGGTCATTTTGATATAACCTATCCTAAATATGATATATACTATAAAGACTTACGTACAATGGCATCTATCATTGAGAAACAAAACAAAGATATTCAAGATGCATCCGACAAACATAAGCCGTTTAGAGTTTATAATAATAGTAGACTAGCGTTGATTCTTGGAATCGCACAACCACCAGATGAATATAAGCAGAGTTATATAGAAAACGATATAGAGGTATCAGTAATATGTTAAGTAATTGGGAAGAAACAAAAAAGCGCAGTAAGTATCACTTTGACCAGTTCAAATTAGATCCTCAGCAAGATAAAGTAACAGCATTAGGTAAGATTGTAGCAGACTTTACCCCTGAACTAAAGGACATTATCAAAAATGCAAAGCCTGCAACATGGCGCACACGTGGTAAAGTTGGAAAGTCTAGACCTGAAGAAGAACTAGCTAGCGAAGACTATGACTTAGAAAAATTTGGTTACGGCAAAGATTATCAGATAACTCATTTGAACTGGGAAATCCCTGAGAAGCTACAGCGCATTAGCAAGCTATTTGGACTACAAGACTGTATGGATCGTATTCACGTACAAATGCCGGGCGAAGTATGGAACCTACACTTAGATAAGTTAGAAAAATGGTTACCTGAAGAGACATGGAGAATCATGAGAATACAGCTTCAATTGACTGATTGGGAGCAAGGTCATTTTTGGAGTTACGGTAACTATACACATCAATTTTGGCGTGCGGGCGATGTAACTACATTTGATTGGCAAAACATCCCCCATAGTACAGCGAATGCAGGACATAATCCTAGAGTAACATTTCAAATGACAGGTATTGTAACTGAACAAACTAATGAATTTCTTAATCGCTTAAGTAGATTCGGTAAACATCAACTAGAGTTAAAAGATGCAGGCTGGTTCTAAAAGAATATTAATCATGGGTCTTCCTGGATCAGGTAAGACTACATTAGCAAAGAGAATTATAGCTAAGATGGAGTCTAGTAATAGGACTGTCACCTGGCTAAATGCTGATGAAGTACGTAAAGAATATGATGATTGGGACTTCTCAATTGAAGGCAGGATACGTCAAAGTCTACGCATGAATGAGTTAGCAAAGAAGGCCGAAACTGAGTTTGTAGTTTGTGATTTTGTATGCCCTTTGCCTGAAATGCGTAAGAATTTTGACCCGCATTTTATCATCTGGTTAGACACCGTTACATCAAGTCAGTATAAAGATACTGATAACATGTTTATCAGACCCGAAGGTTACACCTTCAAATTGCTTGCTAAAGATGCTGAAAAGTGGGGAGATTACATAGCGATAAATATTATGAACACACCTTAGGACCGGTACTCGTTACCGTAGTGTGGGCCGGCTGCTGGCCTGATGTACGAATTCGCTACTCGGAAGTCTAAAGTGAGCATTTTGATAAATAGTATGAACAAGAAAATAATTTATACAGCAAAATTTGGCAAAGAATTCTTAACATGGCATCAGTGGGTTTACACTACTAGGTCAGAAGAAGAAATTGACGAATATGAGACTATAGACGAGCAACCAGGAAAAATGACTCCCGGTAAAGAAGCATTATTCAAAGCTTGGATAAAGGATCAGGAAATATTAGCACATACAGTTTATGTAGACACTGATGATGACTTTATGAAATATTTTGAGTTTACTATTTTTCCACAAGACGAAACATGATAGCAGATGACATTTTAACAGAATCAGCAACTAATGAATTAGCCAAAAGGCTACCGTCATTACGTAAACACAACTATGATACCATTGATACATTAATGCGTGACATAGCAAATAAACACCACATTACTGGAAAAGCACTGCATGATTTATTTGTTAAAAAGTTTAAAAGAACTCCTGATGATTGGGTCAAGGGAAAACTTGACGAAACTGACGATGAGCCTTCTTCTGAGATTGAAGATGAAGTAAACAAGTTTGCTCAATGGACAGGTAAAAAATTAAATCTAAAAAACATCCCTAAGATTGAGTTGAGTTATGATACCCAAGACGCACAAGACAATCATCATACAGGTAGACACGTTACCGGTGGTGGAGATATTTGGGTTTATGTAAAGAATCGTAATCTAGTTGATATATTACGCACTGTATTTCACGAATTGGTTCATGTTCGCCAAGATGAGTTGAACATGATTAAACCTGGATCAAGCTATCCTGGTAGCCCAATCGAAGCTATGGCTGATATGCTTGCGGGCAAGTATATCAAGATTTACGGCGAAAAGAACCATCACATCTTTCAATAAAATCCATTCTGTGCTATACTGCATAGATGATTAAGATTTTAGTCCCTTTACCCAAAAAGATTACTATTGCTTGTAGCGGTGGTGTTGATAGTATGGCTGTCGTTGACTTTCTTAAACGAAAGCATGATGTGACGATTGCATACTTCAATCATGGAACTAAACACGGTAGTGAGGCAATGATGTTTGTGGGAAAGTATTGTGCTGATAACAATATTCCCATGATGTACGGGCAATGTCGTAGTGAAAAGGGTGAAAAAGAATCACAGGAAGAATATTGGCGCAGAGAACGATATGACTATCTGAGTGAATTGGGGCCGGTCATTACATGTCATCACTTAGACGATTGTATAGAAACATATATCTGGTCTAGTCTGCATGGTACTCCTAAAGTCATCCCACTCACACGCAATAACGTGCTTAGACCTTTTCTAACTACACGTAAACAAGAATTTATTTCTTGGTGTGAGCGCCACAATGTATCTTGGATCGAAGACACTTCAAACAAAGACACAAAATATATGCGTAACTATGTTCGCAACGAACTAATGCCTCACGCATTGCATGTTAATCCAGGTCTTCACAATGTAGTCAAACGTATTGTTGAAAACAAATCACAATGAGTACATTATTTTACAGTACTCTACTATCTTACTACGATTTTGAGTTCTAAAAAACTCAGCAGGATATTCATTTCTGCGCTTGTTTTCAATGTCATCTTTAGGTACACCGTACCACAATAGATTGGGAATCGACCACGTAACTACTTTGCGATGTTCTGCTAGCTTTTCGTTCAGTCTATTTGCATGATACCCTGCACTATCTCTAGTCCAATTGTCATTTTTCCAATCAGCAAAAATTGAATTAGGTTGAGATGGCAACATAGTAAACCCATACTTAGATGAATTTTTATCAAACTCTGATTTAATCGACCATACAGGACCATCGTCAGGGCCATTTAATCCTAGGCGTTCAAATGTTATACTATGTAAATCATTCTGTATGAACCAATCAGCAGTACTATCTACACTCTCGATGGTTTCACCTGTAATGCCTACAATAAAGTTAGTATGAATAGGTACTTTGTGATCCCATATATTGTGATACAGTTCAGGAATAAATTCTCTAGCATGTTTTCCACTCCATGCTTTGCCCACAATGTTACTAGCACTTGGGTGTAATGATTCTAAACCAAAGAACGCTCCATACAATCCTGACTCTTTAAGATAATGTGCAGTGTCAGGGAAACGATGTACTAAGTCTGCACGAATATAACTTGCGTAGTTGATTTTAAACGGAAGCGTTTGTGTCATGTCATAGAACGCCTTCATTTTAGTTTCTGTATCGTTAAAGGTATCATCAATGATATAATATGTTGTGGTGCCAAAGTTCTCGTAGTTGTATAGAATTTCTTCTTTTAAAAATTCCATACCGCGTATATAATCTAATTTCTTTTTACCCAAATGAGGGTATTGGCAAAATCTGCAAGCAAAGATACATCCTCTGCTTATATCCAGTGGTAATGGTTCACCGGGTAAGATGCCATCTTGTTTAGACCATTTGAAGTCATCTACTTCAATGTTGTATATTGGATTTCTAGCCTTGTTGTATACTGGTCTCTTGTTTGGATCCCACCAACATTCTACTGATTCTGGTGGCTCTGAACCTGTAGTTAAGTGATTCATATATTCTAAAAAGATTTCTTCAGATGCTGTAGTATATGACATTACGGTAGCATCAACTACTCCTAGTCCTGCTAGCTTTTCCGATTTGTAACCACCTAATACTATTTTTATATCAGGAAAGTCTTGCTTAATTCTTTTTAGGATATCTAAGTTAGATTCAGAGATCCAATACTTTCTACCATTTGAATGTGTATGCACAGACAATGCTAAAAAGGTTGTTGATATTGCCAAAACTTTTGTGTCTTTTGTGATAAATTTTCTGGTTAATTTTTCTATGATATCACTGGGTAGAAAATCAATGAAGTCGATAACCTGGGATGTATAGTTGTGCTTGCGTAACCAATATGCAACCTTATAAGGACCGATTGTCCTTGAAACACCCCAATCAACCCCACCATTCCAAAAGATTATATTCATGCAAATATTTAGTATGTGTTTTATGTTACCTAAAATAGTTGACTTCTCTACACAAGCCAAGTATACTAACTAGATATTTAAGGAGAACCTATGTCAGACTATAACCGCACTTTCAATAACGAAGCAAAAATCAAACTAACACAACTTATCAATGAGGGCATGACTGTAATGCATGAGATTGATACATTGAATGGTGGCTTGAACGACACTATTAAAGCAGTTGCAGAAGAATTGGAAATCAAAGCTTCAACATTGAAGAAGGCAGTACGCATTGCACACAAAGCATCATTGGGTCAAACAAATAAGGACCATGATGAACTCAACACCATCTTGGAGACAGTTGGTAAGACTCTATGAGTTATATTGATGCGATTCACAGTAGAGATGAGGATCGTATTTATGTAGTTGAGAGGGATACTGCCGGCAAACGGCAGTATAAAGAATTCCCGACTAACTACGTATTCTATTATGCTGATCCTAAGGGTAAGCACCGTAGCATTTACAACGATTCGGTATCTAGATTCAGTACACGAAAGCGTACTGAGTTTGAGAAAGAACGTAGGATTCATCATGGCAAGAAATTGTTCGAGAGTGATGTTAACGTTGTATTCCGTTGTCTAAGTGAAAACTATTTAGGTGTTGATGCCCCTAAACTACACACATGCTTTTTCGACATTGAAGTAGACTTTGATCCTGAGAAAGGCTTCAGTCCTACAAGTGATCCATTCAATCCTGTAACAGCGATTAGTTGTTACTTAGATTGGCTAGATCAATGTGTTACTCTAGTCATTGCGCCTAAGCATATGTCTAAAGAAACGGCGAATGAGATTGTCAGTGAGTTTGAAAACACTATGCTATTCACAAATGAGAAGGACATGTTTGATGTGTTCTTTCAATTGATTGAAGATGCAGATGTGTTAACTGGTTGGAACTCAGAAGGCTATGATATTCCATACATGGTCAATAGAGTTACACGTGTCATGTCGAAAGATGATACTCGCAAGTTCTGCTTGATGGGTCAATTGCCTAAGCCAAGAGAATACGAACGATTCGGCAAAGTTGAAATGACATATGACTTAGTAGGTCGTATTCACATGGACTATTTACAGTTGTACAAGAAGTATAACTATGAATCACGACACAGTTACAAACTAGATTCTATCGGTGAGATGGAAGTAGGTGAGAACAAAACACAATATGAAGGTACACTTGACCAGTTGTATAACAAAGACTTTAAAAAGTTTATTGAATACAACAGACAAGATACAATGCTTTTAGTGAAGATTCACAACAAGCTTAAGTTTTTAGAGTTGGCAAATCAACTAGCACACGAGAATACTGTACTGCTTCCAACAGTTATGGGTTCAGTGGCTATGATTGAAATGGCTATTATGAATGAATCGCACGAGCGAGGATTAGTTGTTCCAGATAAAAAACGAAAGGTTGAAGATGCAGATGAAATCCAGCAAGCGGCAGGTGCCTTTGTTGCTACGCCGAAACGAGGCATGCACGAATGGGTCGGAGCAGTTGACATTAACTCGCTCTACCCCTCGGTTATTCGTGCCCTTAACATGGCCCCAGAAACAATCGTTGCTCAAGTCAGACAAACACTCACTGACCAGTACATGAAAGAAAAGGGACTCAAACTTGCAATGGAGAAAAAACGTTACAAGGATGGGGACGATGCGGTTGAAGGTGCTATCTTATGGGAAGGATTGTTTGGTGCATTAGAGTACACAGCAATCATGAGCCAAGAACGTGGTACTATCTTAACTGTAGACTTTGAAGATGGTCGCACTGTGGAAATGAGTGCGGCAGAAGTATGGAAGATGATTTTTGATAGTCATAAGCCTTACATGTTATCAGCAAATGGTACAATCTTTACTTACGAGAAAGAGGGTGTGATTCCTGGTCTATTGACTCGTTGGTACTCAGATCGTAAGACGATGCAGAAGAAACTAAAAGAAGCTACAACTGATAGTGATAAAGAGTATTGGGATAAGCGTCAATTAGTTCGTAAGATTTTACTTAACTCAGCTTACGGTGCGTTGTTGAATGAACACTGTCGTTTCTATGATAAGCGTATCGGTCAAAGTGTTACATTGAGTGGTCGTCAGATTGTTAAACACATGATGAGCCAGATCAATCAAACTGTTGCAGGTGAGTATTCACATGAAGGTGAAGCTATTGTATATGGAGATACTGACTCATGTTATTTCTCTGCGTACAAAACATTGAAGCCTCAGATTGAATCTGGTGAGTTATCTTGGGACAAAGAGTTGTGCATTGGGTTGTATGATTCAATCGCAGACGAAGCTAATGATAGTTTCCCAGCATTCATGGAGAAAGCATTTCATGCTCCTCGTAAGAATGGTGAGATTATCAAAGCTGGTCGTGAATTGATCGGTGATCGTAGTATCTTTATCACGAAGAAGCGTTATGCTATCAACATCTTTGACAAAGAGGGCAAGCGCAAAGACAAAGATAAACCTGGTGATATCAAAGCTATGGGTCTTGACTTGAAACGTGCTGATACACCTAAGTATGTGCAAGAGTTCTTGTTAGAAGTTCTCAGTATGGTTATTCAACATGGTAAACAACGTGATGAAGTCATTGAGAAGGTAAAAGAATTCAAACGTGTACTAGCCGCACAAGACAGTTGGACTAAAGGTTCTCCTAAGGGTGTGAACAAGCTTACATACTACGGTGATCTTGAAGCTAAGAGTGCATCAGGCAAAGCAAACATGCCTGGTCACGTTCGTGCGGCATTGAACTACAATTACTTGCGTAGAGTAAATGGAGATCAATATAGTCAGAAGATTGTTGATGGTATGAAGGTAATCGTTTGTAAGTTAAAACCTAATCCCTTAGGATTTACAAGTGTTGCTTACCCAACTGATGAACTACGATTGCCTCAATGGTTCTGCGAGTTACCATTCGATGATAAAGAAATGGAAAAGACTCTAGTTGACGAAAAGATTGACAACTTACTGGGCGTGTTAGATTGGGATATTCGTTCTAACACAGATACAAATTCAACGTTTGATGATTTATTCACATTCGGTTAAACTGGTAGTTGACTTACGTATTAAGTGCCGCTATAATACTAAGAACAACTACCTAAATAGTTACTATACAAAGGAAAAACATGAAAGATAATTTACAAGACTTGATTCAATACACACATGGTCTAGGTGTCATTGACTTGATTAAAATCACAGGTACAGACAAAGAGACACAAATCAATGCTATTGCAGAAGACAAGAGCGTTGTTGTCAGTGGCACTACAAAGCACCCGATCGCTGAATTTATCGGCACATTTGGTATGCCTAACTTGAGCAAACTAAAGACGATCTTGGGCTTTGATGACTACGGTACTGACTCAAAAATTAACGTTACACAAACACAACGTGACGGTGTCGATGTTCCTAGCGCAATTCACTTTGAAACTAAGTCAGGTGATTTCGTTAACGACTATCGCTTGATGGCAAAGACTATCGTTGACGAGAAAGTTAAGAGTGTTACATTCAAAGGTGCTACTTGGAATGTTGAGTTTACTCCAACTATCGCAGGTATTCAGCGTTTGAAGAAGCAAGCGCAAGCAAACAGTGAAGAACAAAACTTTGCTACAAAAACAGATAATGGTGATTTGAAGATTTACTTTGGTGACCCATCAACTCACAGCGGTAACTTTGTGTTTCAATCAGGTGTGACTGGTAACTTAACTAAGCCTCACAAGTGGCCTGTGAAAGTATTCCAAGCTATCATGGATCTTCCCGGTGACAAGACTGTTCGTATCAGTGATGCAGGCGCAGTTGAAATCACAGTCGATAGTGGTCTAGCTACATATCGTTACTTGTTGCCCGCACAAGCAAAATGATTGACTACGTAGTTGGTGGTGAGTACCTCAATGTTACTAGTAACAAAGGTGCTCAGCCTTATATCAATATGTCTAGTACTCAGCCTATGATAGGTGCATTGTCATACGACCACAATAGTCAACAGATGAAAGTCTATGATGGTAATGGATGGATGACTATTGGTGGAGGTAGTGCTACTGTCAATCTATCAGCAAACGCTATCAGTATATTGAAGTGGGCTGAAAAGAAAATGTTCGAAGAATACGAACGTGAACGATTAGCAGAAACTAATCCTACTATCAAAGACCTTATAGATCAGATTAAACAAAAAGAAGAACAAATTAAAGTTGTTCAAACATTGATTAAAGAAGAAGAAAAAATTGCAACAAGATAATCTATCAGCAAAACAAGATCCTGAATGGGCACTGTTCTTACCAGCAGTCTCTAGCTTTTACATCAGTGGGCTAGGTAAACAACGTAAAGGTGAAAATTATTTTGACCAGTCACGTATTCCTGCAGGGTTCAACGGTGATGTTGAGAAATTGAACTTCTTGAATAGCAAAGAAGGTGTCTATACTTATAAGTGGGGTTTGTATTCTGCTGGTCACGCAAATTTAGATCCAACTAAAGATGACTCTAGTGAGAGTATCATCCGTGAGCGTGAAGAAGGTACGTTCATGTTGGGTGACTCAGGTGGATTTCAGATTCTCAAATGTCAGTGGCCTGCTGATTGGAAAGATCCTAACTGCCCACGTGCAATGAAGAAACGTAAAGAAGTTCTCACGTGGATGGATACATACATGGACTATGGTATGTGTTTAGATATTCCATCACAGTCCTTAACAACCTTTAACATTAAGGATCCTAAGACTGGTAAGAGTGCTCACGGTATCAGTACTATTGAGGAAGCTATAACTGCTACCCATATCAACAACGAATACTTTATCAAGAATCGTTCGGGTAAATGCAAGTTCTTAAATGTATTGCAAGGTCGCAATCATACACAAAGTGATGATTGGTATGCTGAAATGAAGAAGTATTGTGATCCAAATATTTACCCAGAGAATCACTTTAATGGTTGGGCATTCGGTGGTCAGAATAAGATTGATCCTCATTTGATGTTGACCCGTATGGTTGATATTATTCATGATGGATTACTACAAGAAGGTAAGCATGACTTGATTCACTGCTTGGGTACAAGTATTTTAGAGTATGCTGTATTGTTTACGGATATTCAGAAAGCTATTCGCAAGTATCACAACCCAAAACTTCAGATTACATTTGACTGTGCAAGCCCATTCTATAGTGCGGCTAAAGGTTTAGGTTATTTCAATACAAGTATTGAACACAATAAAAAGTGGGCATACAGTATGGAAAAGACAATGGATAATAAGAAGTATGGCGTACCTCAAACAGGTATGGCAGGTGGTGACCAACGTAAGTTTAGTGATGCTATTATTAATGACGGCATCCATAAACTCTTTACAGATAGTCCAGTAACTGATAAACTAGTCGTTAAGGACGTGTGTTATAGGGGTCAAGGCTTCTTAGGCGCACATAATAAAGAAACAAAAACTAGTTGGGATACTTTGAGCTACACATTGATTCAGTCTCATAATGTTTGGATGCATATGAATGCAGTTCAAGAGGCTAATCGTCAATATCAGAACGGTGTTGTTCCTAAGATGCTAGTTCATAAATTAGAAGGTGACAAATTCTTTAGTAATCTTGTTGATGAAATCTTTAGTAAGAAAACTAAACAAGAAGCACTAGATGTTATTAACTATCACAATAGCTATTGGAAGCAGTTTCAATCAGGTAGTCAAGGTATTAGCGGTAAGAAAACTGAGAACGCTATGACTATGTTTGACCAATTGTTTGAAGTAGCTAGTGAGCCTGAAGTAGACGAAATCGTTGAAGATAGCGATGATGCAATGTTAGAAGTATTGGGGGATTAACATGCCATATAAAAATCGTATTAAAACACTAGAAGAATCACATAGACTAGTTGACAATCAGTTGTTCCAATTAGAGAAGTCAGGTAGCAACGATTCTGATAAAATACAGAAACTACGTGAAACAAAAGATAAGTATCTCACCGATCTGCGTATCATGCGCCGAGCACAATGGGATCATGACCATGAAACAATTGACTATGAGGATGACAGATGATTGAACAACGTAACCAAGTAATGTTAGAAACACGAACACGTATCAAAGATAAAGCCAAGCGTATGATCTTTGTTACTTTTCAAAAAGAAGGTATTCATAAATACCCGGCAGCCGCATCAGACTTTAACCTCAAAACAGGTGACCAGTATGATGTTAGCTTTTTAGGAACTCCACATCGTCACATCTTTCACTTTAATGTGGCGATTGAAGTATTTCACAACGACAGGGATATTGAGTTTATTCAATTCAAACGTTGGCTAGAGAATCAATACTCTAACGGCATCTTAGAATTGAATTACAAAAGTTGTGAAATGATTAGTGATGACCTCTATGATGTTATTGCTAGTAGATATCCAGAACGTGAAATCATTATCACAGTCTCCGAAGACGGTGAGAATGGTGCTACGATTCAATATAAACTTAACCAACCTTATCAACAACTCGCTATTTAAAGGAATTAATAAAATGGCAAAACCTACTTTTCAACCTAATCCCCGCGTCCGTCAGATTTTTGAAGACCTAGAAAAATATCTAGAATTCTGTCAGGATTTCGGTTACAAGTTTGATGAATCCACGATGTATGACATGCGTAGTTTTGCATATCGTCAGCATCAAAAGAACTTGGCAGGTAAGCCTGCTAAGGACATGTGGCAGGAAGCAATTATCCGATGAAGATAGTTGTAGTCACTGGTGGATTTGATCCACTACACAGCGGTCACATTGAATACTTCAAGGCTGCTAAACAACTCGGTGATAAACTAATCGTTGGGTTGAACAGTGACGAATGGCTGACTCGTAAGAAGGGTCAGCCTTTCATGCCTATGGAAGAACGACTAGCTATCATAAGTCATCTAGCAATGGTAGACGGTACCGTTAAATTTAACGATGACGATAATTCTAGTATAGATGCAATTCATAAAACAAGAACATCATTTCCAGACGCAGAAATTATCTTTGCGAATGGTGGTGATAGAACATCATATAATATACCCGAAATGTCAGAGAAAGATGTTGTCTTTAAGTTTGGTGTAGGCGGTGAGAACAAAATGAATAGTAGTTCTTGGATATTACGTGAATGGAAACAACCAAAAACATTGCGTGACTGGGGATACTATCGTATACTACATGATGTGCCCGGCTGTAAAGTAAAAGAATTAACAGTAGAGCCAGGTAAGAGTTTAAGTATGCAAAAACATTTTAAACGTCATGAATTTTGGCATGTTACTGAAGGTAAATGTATACTTGATATGAAATTACCCAGTGGATATAGTTTGCCACCTATGGATCTTGTAACACACAGTCAAGTACAAATTCCACAGGGTGATTGGCATAGACTAAGTAATCCATATAGTACACCATGTCGTATCGTAGAGATACAATATGGTGATGAATGTATTGAAGAAGACATAGAAAGAAAAAATAATGCGTAGACTTATTTACATGGGACTAGAGCCCTATAAAGCACGATACACATTGCAACTACAGCAGTGGAATACACGTGTATTTGAAAAACGCAAAATTACATACGTAGTCGTTCCGGGTGAAACACTTGATGATGAAGAAGCTATTGTTACTGGTCAAGTACTAGATGCACATGGTCGTAGTTATTTTGCCATGAGCCAGATGATGAATCTTGTTATGTGGATGAAGCAAGGTAAAATCAATAATGAAGACGTTATCTATTTTGAAGACATGTTTCAACCGGGCTTTGAGAGCTTGCCTTATATTCTTAATCAAGTCCCTGCATCGCATCGTCCGAAGATTTATGTTAGGTGTTTGGCGCAGTCAATTGATCCTGACGATTTTGTTCACGTTTGGGGGATGTCCAAATGGATGGGACTCTATGAACAGATGGTTTGTGAGGCCGTACTACAATCTGGCGGTGCAGTTCTTGCGACTAACGAAGAAATGGTCATCAACATGAAGATTGCAGGTTGGACAGCACCGATCTACAATATCAGTGGTTTAGCATTTGGCATGGATGAAGTACGTGAACGTGTAAATCATCAACTTAAACCATTTGAAGAACGAGCTATGCGTGTTGTATTCTCAGCACGTTGGGATCAAGAGAAACAACCAGACTTCTATATGGATCTGATTGAAGAATGGCATGAGCGTTATGGCAACAACGTTGAGTTCTGTGTTTGCTCAGGTAGTAAATTAAAAAGCAATAATGATAGCTATATGGCTCGTACCCGTGACTTAGTAAGTCGTGGTTTATTGACATTGCATGAGGATTTGAATAAGAATGATTACTACAATATTGTTAATAATAGTCGTGTTGTCTTTAATTGTGCTTTACAAGACTGGGTTTCGAACACCGTTAGCGAAGCCGATGCTCTTGGTTGTAATGTTCTCTATCCTGCTTATCGTAGCTTCCCTGAGACATTCGCCAACGATGCATCTAGACTTTACGTTCCTTGGTCTATAGATGACGCTATTAACAAACTACATCCATTATTGAGAGACCCTCATTATAATCAAGGTGCTATCGCAAAACATAACGATGGTACCATAGACAGAATTTGTGACATCCTTGAAGGTAAGGGTGAACAATATTTGCGAATGTCAACTGACTATCGCAAGCATACACGTGAAGCAAAATATTAAGGAGAAAATTATGAGCGCACAAAATGATATTGAAACAAGCTTGGCAGCATACAATGCTGAAAATGAAAAGTTTAACAAAGGCAATGCGGCAGCAGGTACACGTGCCCGTAAGGCCCTTGCTGAACTAGCTAAAGCAGTTAAGGCTCGCCGTAATGAAATTACAGCAGAAAAAGCCGCACGTGCAGAAGCAAAAGCTAAGGCTTAATTATGGCACTGACTCCAGCAAATGACCGTATCTTGGTCAAGCCGCAGGAAGTAAAGACTAGAACTGAGTCAGGGTTTTATATCCCTGACTCGGCTCAAGAGAAACTACCGCGTGGTACAGTATTCAAGGTAGGCAAAGGTCGCAGACTAGACGACGGTACTTTCGCTACACCTGAAGTAAAAGAGGGCGATGTAGTCATCTACACTGAATCAGGTCCTCAAAAGATTACGGTGGGAAATCAAGACTACATTGTAATGAAAGAAGAAGATATTCTTTGTATAGTAGACGAAGAATGATAAATAGTTGTGAGACACAACGGTCTCACAATGTCAAAACAAAAACCATCACAAAGGAAGGTTATCTATGAGTTATAATAAAACAAAAACAGATCCAGCATTGGGTCAACGAGTGCATGAGCACTTAGTCAAAATGGGAGTCGAAACCCCTACATTTCAAACATCAATGGATCGTAAAGATAAGATAGCAGAGATTGAAAAGTCTTTCAGTCATATCATGCAAGTCTTGGGACTTGATTTAGAAGATGATAGTCTTATGGAAACACCCAAGCGTGTTGCTAAGATGTATGTCAATGAAATCTTTTGGGGTCTAGATTATGAAGCTTTTCCAAAGTGTACAACCGTTGATAATAAGATGCAGTATAATGAAATGGTCGTGGAACGTAATGTTAACGTCCAAAGTAACTGTGAACATCACTTTGTCGTTATTGACGGCCTCGCTACTGTGGCATATGTTCCTAAGCAAAGAGTCCTCGGACTATCTAAAATCAATCGAATCGTGGAATACTTTTCTAAGCGACCACAGATTCAAGAGCGTCTTACTGAACAAATCTTTCACACCCTACAGTTCATCCTTGATACAGAAGACGTTGCAGTTATGATTGACGCACAACACTATTGCGTTAAGAGTCGAGGTGTAGAAGATACAGGTAGTTCAACTGTTACTTGTCGCTTAGGTGGTGGTTTCAAAACTGACCCTGCGGCACGACAAGAGTTCTTGCAGATTGCAAACAAGGGTTGCAAATGAGTGAAATTATTGAAGATACTATCAGTAGAAATAAAAAATTTCAAGAAGAAAGAACTCGCAGATTAAAAAGAATGCGAGAACTTAAAGCACCTGATATCATAATTCAAACTGAAGAAATGATATCAAAAATGACTATAGCGGAATATAACATCTTCTGTCAGCAAGCCGATCAAGAAGATAAAAAAATTAAAGCAGAATACGCTAAAAATAATCCCATTCAAAAACATATAGTTGATGAAATTTATGATAGGGAAAGCAAACTCTCTTATACTTTCCTTACTTACTCATCTACTGTACAGTGGACGATGGCGATTAATCCTTTGAGTTTTATGAGTGCAGATGATTACTATAATGATTTGTATCAAACTTTTTTAGACCATGCCCAAGAACTTTATCAAAAGAGATTCAAAGAACAATGGGAAGCTGACCAATGAACTTACTAATTTTATTAATCGTAGTTGCAGTCGCTGTAACAATCATTCGTAGATTGCCAAAGAGTGATTGTACAGGTGATTGCAATCAAGGACGTAACTGTGACTGCAAAAATAAACAGTCTTAATATGACTCCTGAAGAGGCCCAAGCTTTCATTAGAAAGATAATGGGACCTCCCAAACGAGTATTAGAAGGTACCGAACGTGAGCACATGCTAACTGTGTTGCGTTTGGTTGAACCTATTAGGTCAACGAATAATCAACGTTCATTCACTGATGAATATGTACATGCTGGAAAGATGTATGATGTTCATTACTTTGAAGGTGAAACTGTAGTGGAGGAATATTTAGATGAGGAATCTTAAATTAATTGATGCAGTGGTAGCATTGCATGAAATAAAGAGATTAGTGGAAGAAGAATGTGGTATCTGTAGAGTAAGTATAGAGATAGAACGATGTGCTAACCAACTACATGAAATGTCATTGCAAGATGCAAAGAATAGTATAATTGCAGGACAAGTTATTCAGAAAGCTAAAGAATGATTTTCAATCATGTTAAAAAACTTAAACAAGAAGGCAAGAGAATTGGCATCACGTTTAGTACGTTCGATATGTTACATGCGGGACATATTGCTATGCTTAGTGAAGCGAAGAATCACTGCGATTATCTTATTGCAGGACTTCAAACAGACCCTACAATCGACCGTCCAGACACTAAAAATAAACCTATTCAAAGTATTGTGGAACGTCAAATCCAACTGGCTGCGTGTCGTTACGTTGACGAAGTGGTTGTGTATAGTACAGAGCAGGACCTCGCTGATCTCTTACTCATACTTCCGGTGGATGTCAGAATCCTTGGTGTTGAATATGCCGATACAGAGTTCTCGGGTAAAAGTGAGTGCGAACTCAGATCCATCAGTCTTGTCTTTAATGGTAGAGATCACTCCTTTAGCTCCAGTAGCCTACGTAAACGTGTCTATGATAGTGAAACCAAAAAGCGAGGACAATAATGAGTAATTTTTACAATTCGTTCATGAGTAAATACCGTGTCAAACATGTGCAGGTAGTTCGTGACCGCAATTTTGAGACTATCAATTACAGTTACAATCAATCTGCTAGTTATTACGCTGATCGTGAAGAACTTATTGAAATGGAACTCACACGTAGTGGATTTGAAGATTTGGTCAAGATGGATCGTGAGTATGACAACATATGGCAAGACCAGCGTGATGAAGCATACTTGCGTAGAACGTACCCTGCAGTAGCAGAAGCATATAGTAAATATCGTATGATGTTAGAACTGTACAAATAAAAAGAAGATATGCTAAAAAAGAACGTATACATATTATATCCTGCAGGATACTACGGAACATATGTTAATTGGGCAATAAACATTTCGGATTCTGATAGGGCTAAAGAAACAGTACTTGATCCTATCAATAGAGAGAAAAGTGATGAGTATGGTGGGGTAGGTACTAGCCACTTACATACAAAGATTCCAACTCATCAGGGACCAATGAGTCACTTTATGTGGGTAATGTATAACAAGCCAGTTGATACTAGGATATATAATATCAATATGGGCGCAGATACTTTGCCCCCTCTAGAAAAGACAATCTCAATATTATTAAACTCTGACCCCGACCCAACAATCATTGTTATCCATGACAACAGTGAAATGGACATGATAAATTTCGGGACCATCAATGCTATAACAAAATGGCCTACTCAGTTTGCTATTAGGGCAATATACGAGCTATTTGGTCCTGATAAGAAATTGTATAAGTTTGATCCATTCAACTGTGCTGATGATATAAATTTTAGAAACTTAATAGTTGAGCACCACTCTATACTGACTAGAAGGAACAATCCGATCAATCACGCAACGTTGAAGAACTTTGTCAATATGGAAGACTCTTGGTACAGAATAAGAAATAAACTTCAACCGCATGAGATAAACGAAGAAACTTACATAAATCCACAAACATATGTTATGGATGACAAGTATAAGTCAAACATTTTTGAACTATCTTGCTTAAATGTAGTCACACCACAATTTCCAGACATTCTTGAAAATATATTAAATTTATCTAAACTCAGTGATTCTTATGATACAAGTCAGGTAAGAACTATACACCAATCTTTCATTGACTCACAACCCAATCTCAAGTGGTTTGATTCTATAAACAATTGGAGAGAAACAGGAGTTTTGGATAAATATCTACTTTCCCATTCATGCATACAGGGCATGGTTCTTAAAGAATTACTAGAAAAGAATGCCAATTTAAAAGATACTATAGATTGGAAAACAATGTCTTTAGAAGATATTAACCAATTTTGGTAAATACAATAGCGGCCTTGGCTTCATCCCGCTTTACAAACTCTGCCAGCCTATGCTATAATTAACATAGGAGAAAAAGCATGTCATTACAACCAGTCAGTTATAAATTTACAAGTACTAAAGAGTACCACGATTCATTCCCTTGCGCTTATCGCCAATGGAGAGCAGATAGTCACTGCAATATGATTCACGGTTACAGTTTCAGTATGAAGTTCTATTTTGGTACAAACGACCTAGATGTTCGCAATTGGGCGGCAGACTATGGTGGACTAAAAGAATTGAAAAAGATTCTTGAGGATCAATTTGACCACACATTACTAGTCGCACAAGACGATCCCGAACTTGAAACATTCAAGATGCTACAAGAAAAGAAATTAGCTAAACTAACTATTCTTCCACGAATCGGTTGCGAGAGTTTAGCAGACATGCTTTACAAGTATGTCAATGGCGTTTACATCCCTGACATGTGGGGTCAAGGTGAAGCAGAACGTCTATGGTGTTATCGTGTAGAAGTACGTGAGACACAAAGCAACATGGCTTTCCGTGAAGGTCATCGTGAATGGAATGAGGATTTGCTTGCGTGAATGATGTTAAGCAATTAACAATAGCAGGTTCATCTATACTTATTCCCTGGACATCTCAATACAAAGAACTGCTTTTCTTTCAAGCAGTTCCTAGAGATAATAGAACGATAGACGATATAGATGAAGATGCTAGAATAGCTAAACTAAAACGTAGATTCGAATACACATTGAATCCTCTATTAGAAACTTTAGCAAAACTTCCAGTAGGTGCTACTATACTGGACATAGGCGCCGGCAACAGTTTAATAGACGTAATCATTAATGCAAAGTTTCTAGATAAAAAATTTAAATTTATTTTAGTAGACGAAGATAATACATATCCACCAAAGGATCCTAGTAATGAATTCTACAAAAATGATTATACGACATATAATGATTGGTTCTTTATTGAGAAATTAGTAGAAGTCAATAATATGGATATCAACTCATTTACAAAAAAATTACCTGAAGCTGATTGGTCCGATACCCCAGTTGATTTAGTAATTTCATCAGCATCATGGGGATGGCATTATCCAATTGATACCTATTTAAATAAAACACATACTGTATTGAAAGACAGTGGTTATTTGTATATCAGTGAGGTACTCAACGTTGATGACTCACTTGAAAAACTATCTAATATATTTAAACCGATTAATGTGACTATGAGTAAGTTTTCACCTACCCAATCACTAATCGAAAACAAGAGAGTTCTAGTTTTTGTAGTTGCTAATAAGATGGATGTTCGTAAATTTGCATTTATATTCTTAGGACAAAAATAACTGTGCAGTTTGTACTAAAATCAGAAAGTGACTATAAAAGACCAGAGTCGTATTTAAAAGACTTTGGATGTTTTAGAATATCACGTTACTTGGAAATTCATACTAACGGGGACGTAAGTATATGCTGTCATTCTTGGTTACCTGAATTTTGCGGTAATATACTCACTGATACAGTTGAAGATATTCTTAATAATTCTAATAGGCTGTCTATGATAAAAGACATGGACAGTGGAGAATTCACTAATTGCAATGACCATTGTCCGTTTATTAGTGCTATGCTTTCTGGTAAACAAGAATCAGTTAATTTCATAGTACCACTACGTGCATTACCCTTTCACAAGAAGAACAAGCCGCTAGTGATTAACTTTAGTTATGACCAGTCGTGTAACTTACAATGCCCTAGCTGTAGAAATTCTTTAATACTTCATAAAGTAGGAGAGAATAACTTGTTAGTTAGAGTTCATGCAGGGGTAGAAAAACTAGTTGATTATCTATTATCACAGGGTGAAAATCTTGTTTTGAATATTACTGGCAGCGGTGATGCTTTTGCTAGCCCCACATATTGGCAGTATTTAAAAACACTATCAACTAAAAATATAGGAGCTAATCTCCAAATCAAATTGATGACTAACGGTATCTTAATGACTGAAGCACGATGGAATGATATAAAGCCGTTATGGAATAATATTACTCACATAGGGGTAAGCATTGATGCGTTTACTAATGAAACTTACTCAAAGATAAGAGTCAATGGATCTAAAGCTACACTAGATAAAAATTTAAAAATTCTCAATGAACTCATTAAGAATAAAAGCTTTACAAGATTAACAGGTTGGCAAACTAACTATACTGTGCAAAAAGATAACTACAAAGAGCTTATAGATTATGTTAATTGGCAACTGTCATATGACCAACTGTCAACTATATTTTTTAACTGTATAGATCAATGGGGTCATTTGAATGACATGACATTCAACCAATTAAATATAAATCAAGAAGACAAACTACTATTAAAAGAAATATTATCTAACGACATTTTTAATAATAAAAAAGTAATGTTAGGGAACCTAAACTCATTTAGATAAGGCATATTATGAACAAAACAACAAAAAATGTAGCAGTGATCGGTGCAGGCATCACTGGCATCACCACAGCATATTATCTTGCTAAACAAGGTTATCAAGTAACTGTCTACGAACAAGAACCACATGCGGCAATGCGTACTAGCTTTGCTAATGGTGGTCAAGTATCAGTAAGCAACAGTGAAGTTTGGACTACATGGAGCAACGTCAAGAAGGGCATTAAGTGGCTCTTTAAGAAAGATGCCCCATTACTGATTCGTCCTCGCTTAGACTTTAAGCAATGGAAGTGGATCGCTAAGTTCTTGTATAACACTGCTACCAATCAGTATGAAAAGAATACTAGCGAAACAATCAAGATGGGTCTGGAGTCTAGTAAATTGTACAAAGAAATTATGTACACTGAGAAACTAAGTTTTGACCAATCACCATCGGGTATTCTTCACTTCTATAAAGATGAACAATACTTTGAGGCTGCGAAACAAGCACAATATATCTATCGTAAGAATGGTTGTGAGTGGGATATTGTTGATACCCAACGAGTTAAAGAACTAGACAGTACACTAGAGAACGTTGAAGGTATTGTCGGTGGTGCTTGGACATTGAGTGATTGGACAGGTGACATTCACAAGTTTTGTATTGAACTTGAAAAAGTATTAGTAAAAAAATACGGTGTAGTGTTTAACTATAATTGGAAGATCAATCATATTGAAGAAGTTTCATTCTATGATGCTGTAGTGATTTCGAATGGTGTAGGTAGCACTCAATTAGCAAAGACGGTAGGAGATAGTATTGATGTTTATCCCGTAAAAGGATACAGCATCACTATCAATAATGTAGATAAGAAACATCTACCTGTAGTCAGTCTGTTAGATGACCAAGCTAAGATTGTTACAAGTAGTTTGGGTAATCGTTTTCGTGTTGCGGGTACTGCTGAACTAGCGGGTGAGAACTATGATATTCGTCATGACCGTATCAAACCATTACTTGATTGGGTAAGAACTAACTTCCCAAACATGAGCACACATGATTATACTAGCTGGGCATGTCTCAGACCAATGACTCCTAATATGATGCCTATTACCAAAAGAAGTGACAAGAACAGTAAAGTATATTATAATACAGGACACGGGCACTTAGGCTGGACCTTAGCACCATATACAGCAAAACTTATTTCGGAACAAGTATGAGTCATTTAAAAATATCAGAGTTATTTTACAGCATTCAAGGTGAGGGTAAATTCATGGGAGTTCCCTCTGTGTTTTTACGAACATATGGATGTAATTTTACATGCGGTGGATTCGGCATGCCTAAAGGAGAATTGAGTAGTGAGAGAGATGTTATTGCGATTAAAGCAGAAGATTATACAGATTATAAATCCTTACCACTTGTCAGTACGGGCTGTGACTCTTATGCATCTTGGGACCCTGCTTTTAAACACCTTAGTCCTGTTCTCGATACCGATGTTATTGCTGACAGCATTGTTAGTACACTTCCTAGAGGTCGTTGGATGGATGAGCACTTGGTTATCACGGGCGGTGAACCTCTTCTTGGATGGCAAAGAGCGTATCCAGACTTACTTTCACATGAAAAAATGAAAAGTCTTAAAGAGATGACGTTTGAAACGAACGGCACTCAGCGCATCAGTGAAGAATTTGGTAAATACTTGCATCAATGGCAACGCAACAGAGCAAAAGACGCTATCACATTCAGTGTCAGTCCTAAACTCAGCATTAGTGGTGAGAAGTGGGAAGAAGCAATCTGTCCTGATATAGTATCTCATTATAAACAATATGGCTTTGTTTACTTGAAGTTTGTTGTTGCAACTAAGGAAGATGTTAAAGAAGCTGAACAAGCAGTTGACGAATATCGCAAACGAGGTTTTACAGGTCCTGTGTATTTGATGCCGTGCGGTGGTGTTGAGAGTTTGTATAGCTTGAATGCACGTAATGTAGCAATCGAAGCAATGAATAGAGGATGGCGTTACAGTGATAGATTGCAAGTGCCGTTGTTTAAAAATGAATGGGGAACATGAACTCATTAACAAGAGCATTAGGTGGCTGGTTATTTCATCTATATAGATGTGACGTATGTAAGAAAAGCATGAACATACATGAGGGGTTAGTATTGAATCCTAAAGACAATACTAGAGTTATACACAAAGAATGTAGGGGCAAAAATGAAACAAGTAGTAATCACAAGAAATCAGTTTGAGAAACTAAAAGAAGTATTTGAAATGTACGACCTTGATAGAGTAATCTTAACCGAAGACGCTAGTAAGGGTGCTGGTATAGGAGCAACTACAACTATTGAGTTTGACCCTAAGCAGTCTATCAAGATGGACATTACAGACGTAGAGAGTTGGTAAATGTTATACACTGATAGTGATGTAATGGGTGCTCCGAGAGAAGAAGACTGGGGCCTTAATAAGGTACAGAACTGGGAATACAAACTGTGTTGGAGACCGCAGACCTGTTTTTTAACAGGAAAGCAATTATGGGCTAAACGAGCGTATCACGGTGTGCGAATTATTAGCGGTCCTGGTGAACCTGTATACGAAGATTACTGGGTATGCAGAAATGAATTTTTAATTTGGAGATTAACAAAATAATGGAAACTAAAAAAAGAACTGTAGTTAGAATGATAACATATAGACTTACTGCATGGGTATTTACAATTTTTTGGACATACTTGTTTACCGGTAACTTAGGTAATTCAGCGGGCTTTGCGACTGCATTGCATATATTGTTAAGTGTTGACTATTACATTCACGAACGTATCTGGCTCAAGATTAAATGGGGAAAGATAGAGTGAGAACATACGACAAGCGTATTGGATTCTTAGTAAGTTATCAGACTCTTATACCGCATGGTGGTATAGGTCAATTTACCAAGAGCTTCTGCGAACTGATGGATCAACACAATATTAAGGTTGATATCATTACGGATAAAGAACCACAGGATAGTGACTTTGTAAAATCACTTAAAGCTAATGTTATAGCCCCTCTGGAATCATTACGTTACACAGACCATAGTAATATCTTTATGTATGGTGATACATTCTGCTATGAACGTATGGCTAACTTCCGTAATGCAATTGTTGAAGCATTAGAACATAATATATATGATGCATTTATCTGCAACACATACGAAACTGTTCAGGTTGCTAGTACAATGGGTCTAGAAGATTGTATTCAGATTATTGCTTATACTCATTTGGAAAGTCAGATATTTAAAGACACGAAGAACCCCTTCTTATTCAACACCAATGTAATGATGCGTCAGCAATTAAGCACGACAAATATTGATGTAGGCACACAAAGTAAATTCAATCAACTTAACTTAGACGAATCTTCTTATCATCTCCCTATCCCGATCACAGAGCGAGACTTACTAACTGAGTACAACGGTGACCGTGAAGGCATACTGTTTGTAGGTCGTTGGGAAGAAGGTAAAAATCCTGAGTTGTTTATTGAGTTGATTGAACAGACTAAATTACCTGCAAAGGTGATGACTAGCCCTAATGGTGTTAAGAAGTTTGAAGATAGACTGTCTAAGCTAGGTGTCAAATATGATGTTCGTGCTAGTATCACTGGACAAGAGAAAGTAGACTTTATTAAGTCTAGTAGAATCGCATTCAACCCTAGTGTAGTTGAAAGTTATGGTATGGCATTCTATGAACAACATATTCAGTTGCCTACACTTGTACTAGAAAAACAGCGATGGACTAATAACTTCAATAGTGATTTCTTTTATACATGTACTAAGAAAGACATGGCTGAGAGAGCTAAACAATTGTATGATAGTTTTGAAAAAGCAGAAACATACTATAACTTGGGAGCACTAAAGCATTTCAATACCATGGAGAATCATGTATTTCACAAATGGAATGATTGCTTTCATGCATTTGAGCCTAGAACTTCTAATAGTAACACTGCTAAAATTTGTAATGAAACTACAGTAAAATTGCAAGATTACATCACTGCTTTAGGTCGTAAGATTATTTGTATTGACGATATTCGTAGTGTTTTGACAAATAAACATAAGTTCAGAATTATCTACACAGATGAAGATACATACTTGACAAAAGATCCGTCATTTGAACCAAACGAACAAGAAGAAAGTTTATTCTCATGGTAAAAAAAGTTTTAATTACAGGTAGCTCAGGCTACATCGGTAGTCATCTTGCTAAGATGCTAATGGATAAAACATTAGAGTATGAAGTACATGGGCTGGATGTTAATGAACCCCAACAAACAATGCATAGATTTTATCGTCAAGATATCAATAGATTGTTTACGATTGACGAAGAATTTGATGCAGTCATACATTTAGCCGCATTAGTTCGTGTAGGTGAAAGTGAGCAAATACCTATCAAGTACTATATCACTAACTTGAATGGCACGATGAATGTAGTTAACAAGATAAAGACAAAGAACTTTATCTTTGCAAGTACAGGTGCCGCACAAGATTGCTCTAGTGCATATGGCATCAGCAAACGTGCGGCAGAAGATGTAGTCAGCGAGTTCTGCACACACCATAGACCTACACCATATACTATCTTTCGTTTTTATAACGTAATCGGCAGTGATGGTTTTGATCCTACTAATCCAGATGGACTGATGTGGAACTTAATGAAAGCACAAGAGACAGGGAAATTTACTATTTTTGGTAACGACTATGATGTATCTCCTGACGGAACTTGTGTGCGTGATTATGTGCATGTGAATGAAATATGTGACTCATTAATACAAGCAATTGAAAAACCTAGCAATAGTGTAGAATGTTTAGGACACGGTGTTGGGTACACAGTTAGCGAGATTGTCAATTTATTTCAGAAAGTCAATGACGTTGACTTTGATGTAGTATACGGCCCAAGAAGAAAGGGTGACTTATCTAGCTCAGTGCTAGAAGATGTGTCACCCTATATGAAGAACATGTATACTATGGAAGAATTACTCAGACTTCCCGTATAACTCAAATGCAGTGATAGATTCTTTATCACCGATCTTTTCTAATACGTAATTAAATCCTTGTGGATGTTTTGCAATGATATCTTTCTTTGCTTTACATCCACTAAGTATTTTTGACTTGAATATAGGAGCAGAACCATCGGTGCATCTTACTGATAACGCTAGTCTATTCGCATCACCATCTTGCGTCTTATGGATAATATCACCCCTCATTAAAAGCAAGTCGCCTGCACGTAATTCAGGACTTGTAGCAATATCGTCTAAGTCACCTCGTATCACATAAGTGATACCTTTATCATCATTGGTTACACGAGTATCTGAACCTAGCTTGTGATACGTTGATGCACCACCGCCTATTATTGCGTTAGCATATATCTTTAACTTGTCACGAACGGTATCTAACGATATTAAACTTATACCAGAAGTCAACGGATCATCTTTTTCTACTATGATATAGAAATTTAGATAATTGATATGTTGTTGCAAGATATAAAATGATTCATGATCTTGGTGCCACCCTGGTCTCATATATTGATTACTGAAATAAACAGCCTCTGGTGTAATCAAATCAACATGTAAACTAGTCTGCTCATTGATAGCATCTAACACTTCATTGATTTTCTCTTGTAGTGATATCATTACCCCAGGTGATGCTAGGTGTGTTTTTTGATTTTTATTATCACTTTCTTCACTGTTATGGTAATCTGATGCGATGAAACTAGCATCAGCATCAGATATCCAATTGGGGATTACTGCGAATCCTTTAGTATCAAAATCAGAAAAATCTAACATATTATTATTCCCTTAAAGGCTCTTACCCCAACGAGTATTAATTACATTCCAGTTAATAATCTTCCACTGTTCTTTTAAGTATTTCTTTTTGTCAGAACCGTAATCTAACATGAATGCATGTTCCCACCAATCTACTAATAGTAGAATGTCGTTGCGAACTTCATGGTTCTTTATTGTTTTAATCTTACCATCAGTTGCTAAGTATATCCAACCACTACCTTGAATCTTCATTGCTTCTTCTTCAAACAGCGACTTCATACTATCATATGAACCAAAATGTTTGTTGATAAAGCCCATCATAGGACCGTTTGGTTTGTTAGTGTTTCGTACTTCACGGAACTGAGGGAATAACATGTTATGCAAGAATGCGCCTGCATAGTTAAAGTCTCTGTCTCCCTCTTTCTTATTATATCTTTCAGCATAACCATGCGCCAACTTGCCGTAGTGTAAGTCCAATGTCTCTTTAGATAGTACAGGACTTACTTCTTTTGGCTCAAAGTTAAGCTGAATGATTTCTATATCTTGAGGTTTACTCTTCTCCTCAAGTAGCTGAATTAAGTCACGCATTAGTGTTTCAAAAGTAATGTGGATATAATATTAGGATCATTAGCACTGATATCACCTTCACCAGGGGCAACGATAACATTATACTTCATACCTGCAGGGATACTCTTACGCTTAGCCATGTATTCATCATAGTTAAGAATAGAGTTAGCACTGAGTCCATACTGTTTTGCTAGACGTTGTTTTAGTTCAGGTAACTTGTCAGGTTGTACTTGCCATTGGCCTTGTGACCCCTTAACTAAGTTTTTCTTTTCGTCCTTAACTAACAAATCTTGGAACAACTCATCAGGAACAATACGACTGTTCTTAGTTGTATCTAAGTTAGCATCACTTGCTTTAACTTGTTTCTCTTGACTTGTATGAGCACCTTCACTCCAGTTGATAATGAAGTTGTCTGGCTTCTTAGCTAATGCGGCACCAGCCATTTTTGTGTAAGCATAGAATCTAACATTAGGATGCTTTGCAGCCATCTTCAATGCCATGTCTAAGTATTCTGGGCTAAAGAAGTCACCAGCATCATGCCATCGAACAGTTACTTGCCAACCATTTGGAAACTTCTTATCACCCTTTTGTCCAGCAGCCTCTTCTTTACTAATCTCTGCGCTTAGTTGATTGAAGAAACCATCAGGATCATTCAACAAGTAAGTTAAAATACGACCATCACTTAACCAAGCGGCTTTGAACTGAACCTTGCCACCCTTCATAGCGAAACAATCTACTTTACATGAACCAGCACCTGGACATGTGTTTACAATGATTAGGTTGTTTGTATCTTCATCTAATGCAATACCTGTCAATGCGGCAAAGCCTACGTTAAAGAACTGCTCGAACTCTCCGTTTGAATGCTTCATCTTTTCGTTTTGCTTTAGTAAAGACTTTGGTCGCTGTGCTAATGCTTGTTTAATTTTATCTTCATCGTATGTTTTTCCATCTGGACCAACATATTCAATTACACTACTACGATGGATATAAGGCATCTTGTATCTGTCACTCTTAGTCTTACCAGACACATACTTCTCATTGCCCTTTTTATCTACCTTAACATTACCTGCTTTGTCAACATCAGGAGTACCAATAATACGTTTCATGTAGTCTTGGAATTCATCACCACCAAAATCACGTGCTTGTGCTGGTAGTTTAGTTGCTTCATCTAAGCCAGATAGCTTACGAATTCTTGCTAAGTGTTCTTCACTTTCGTTGGCTGCATCTTTAAAATTCTGTGCTGTAGGTGCGCCCTTGCTTCCAGGCTTACGCATCTTTTCACCAGACCCGTGCTTAATACGGTTTTGTTTAGCGTGTATGTTTGCCCATAAGCCTTTACCCTCGTCAACTTCTAAGTCACCTGTCATATCATCAAGGTCATTATCGTGAGGTCCAGTGTGTTTGGCATGTATCTTACCCCACTTTTTAGCATAAGCAGGATCAGTATCCATACGATCACCGTGTGCCAACAACTTTTCAAAAGAACCTTTTAAATTATCTAGTGCTGGCCCTACATCTACTTGTTCTTCATCCTCGTCAACTTTTTCATCACCAGCTTTAGCAACGAATTGTTGAGGAGTCATAATTTGAATGCCACCGGGTGCACCGGGCATCTTTGGCTCTGTGCCTTCCATTAATTCTTTAAAGTTCATTTCTTAAGGTTCCTAATTTTTTGTTCTGCCAACATTACTAATTGTTCAAGTTGTTCTACACTTTCGCAGTTCCAACGGCGTAGTGCCTTGTTGATTGGGCTATCTGGATCTCGTTTAGTCTTAGCACTTGCGTGTGCTTTCTTCATACCACTCATACGAGCGCAGAATGATTTACGGCGTTTAGCACTCTTAGAACCCTTCTTTAGTTTTGAAGGCTTTGTAGTTACAGCAGTCTTTAGTTTACTGCCCGGATTCTCTCTACGATATGCTTTAACTGCTTTACTGCTCATGCCGTCAGTTTTGTCCTTTTTGTTGACCTTTTGCCAGTCTTCATCCAGTCCTTGCTCTTTCTTTTTAGCAATGGCAATAGCGGCTTGCTGTGCTGGGTTAGCGGCTTCAGCTAAAATTTCTGTTATTCTCATAGTATTATCCGTAAATAGTTGACTTTATTGCGTAGGTATGCTACACTATATCTATTATTTATCACTTTGGTCTACTATGCACTCTTTTGACATTACTACTAAACGTATCGGTTTTGCTTGCAAATTCGCTGAAATTAACAAAAAAGGCGAGATTGCTTCCGTCGAAGGTCTCAACACAGGAGGCACTACAATGGCATGGGCAAAGCGTAACAAGCGTGACGTTGTAGAACAAAAAATCATTGATGTAGCAAAAAGTAACATTCTTGCTACACATGCACTTGTCAAAAAAGTTGCAACACTAGAACCCGAACTGCGTATGGTTCGTATCACAAGTGACATGTTCAGTTTCTACACACATGATGACTACAAAGACTTCTGGCAATCAAATGATGTTCAATCTAATCTAGCACGTTGGATGGCACCGATCGGTGAAACAGCACGACAAAACAATGTTCGTCTTTCGTTTCACCCTGACCAATTTGTAGTTTTAGCAAGCGACCGTGAAGAGGTAGTAAATAAGAGTATCGAAGAATTTGAATATCATGTTGACATGGCAAAATTTATGGGCTTTGGTAAACAGTTTCAAGATATCAAAATCAACGTACACATTTCTGGTCGCAAGGGTCCTCAGGGTATCAGAGATGTATTTGGTCGACTATCACCTGAGGCACGTAACACACTAACACTCGAAAATGAGGAATACACACATGGACTATCTGACTGCTTATCATTATCTGACCTCGTCCCTACGGTCTTGGACATTCACCATAATTGGATTCGTGAGGGAACCTATATTGACTGTAATAGTGACCTTGCTAAAAAGGTTATTGATAGTTGGCGCGGCATTCGCCCTACTATCCATTACAGCGTATCTAGGGAAGATGTACTTGTTGGCCATTCCGGATCACAGCTACCCGATCATGGTGCGTTGATTGCTGAAGGATACAACAAACAAAAGTTGCGGGCACACAGTGACTACTTCTGGAATGATGCAGTTAACGATTGGGCATTGACATTTCGTGATAACTTTGATATCATGTGTGAGGCTAAGGGTAAGAACTTAGCAAGCTTCAAACTACTTGAACATGCCAAACGATAATAATTCTGCTAACGGTGTGCATAGCTATGATAGCACTAGCACTGGAAACTTAATTCACTTCTTTAACAGGAATGTGAGTGAGTATCCTACCGAAGCAGGGGGACCAAAGTTTGATTTGATTCCTGTTACTAAGCAAAAAGATATTATGATTAATCATGCTAGGTTGTATGCCCAGCAGGAATATGATCGTATTATGGAGCTTGTTAATGTATTGCAAAAACAAGCACTAGATATTAAACGTAGATTAGACGTAACAGACGCAGTACATGCGGCTGAATATCAATTTCAAATAGTAATGGGTAACTGTTACTGGATAGTATGGGATAAAAGAAAAGAGAAGACGTTGCTAGTACTCAATGGGCCTAATGATTGGTCGACTGGTATACCGGAATCTTATGAGTATGTCACACAAGTTAAATACATGGGAGATCATACATGGATGGAAATAAAAGAGGACTAATATGGGATTATTTGATAAACTATTTGGCAAGAAGCCAGAACCAATAAAGGTTGAAGAACCTAAAAAAGAACGTAAGCCACGCAAACCTAAGGAAAAGAAGGTTGAACCTACACTTTCAGCTAAAGAAAAAGCTACTGCTGCCGGCGAACCCTACGTATCTATTCTAACTGTTGACATTGACCCTACTAATATCAACAACGGTGCGTTTGAACTAGATTGGAATGACAAGTTTATTCTAAATCTTATTCGTGCAGGATATAAACAAAAAGATAGTGACACTGACCAAGTTATGGTAGATCGTTGGTTTCAGTCAGTGTGTCGTAACATCGCACTAGAAATCTATGAACAACAGCAAGCAGATCCTGACAATAGAGATATGCGAGTTGTCAGAACTAAAGACTTAGGTGATGGCAGGAGCGAAGTGAGTTGAACTTACCAAAGATAAATGAGTACATACCCAATGACTTGTTTACATCTTTAGGTAATGATATGATAATTGTAGATACATCTGATTTTGTACCTACAACGCAAGAACATGTAATAGCAATAGCACACTATATTCATTCTATTTGTGACGCAAAAGAGGAATATAAAATATGCTTTGATATCACTAGTGAAGGCATAACGTATCACCAGATTAACGAAGTTAATAAAGTCATTGTAGAATTGATTAAGATTAATCATGTACACTACCATTATCGTAATTTCTTCTTAGCATTAGGTTGTGCTCCGGATCCAATCAATCTCAGTTATTACAGACAACATTGTGCTAGATTTGGGTGGATAGAAATAAACTGTCTATTCAAGAATTCACTTGAGTGTACTTCTGCTAATAATTACATCAGACAAAACAAAAATTCAGGCACGATAAACAATACTCCTAGAGTTAAAGGTAAAAAGTTTGTTTCATTAAATCGCCATCCTAAATGGGATAGGCTACATATTGTTGCTCAATTAATAAAACGAAACTTATTAGACAAAGGTTACTGTTCGTGTTATCTTAATAGTGATGTGGCAAATAATCATAACAACATAGCACTAACCGGGCTACATCATTATCTACCCAACACACATCTAGAAACTAAAAAAATCATTGAAGATAATTATAAGCTGTTTCCTATTAATTTAGACTTACAGAATCTAAGTAGTGACGATGTTATATCTAGTATGAATCGTGTAGATGGAACTTGGTATTATGAGGACAGCTATTTTGGTATAGTAACTGAAAGTAAATTCTTTCATGATAAAGATCCTAACAATGCATACCTTTCAAAGCCCTCACTCAGTGGTGTGTCATTAGACTGTTACATGTTTACTGAAAAAACGTACAAGTTCATTGCGACCAAACTACCGTTCATTCTTTCAGGATTTACCGGGGCACTAGAAGTATTAAAACGTGCGGGATACAAAACGTTCCACCCATATATCAACGAAAGCTATGACAGTATAGAAAACGATGAAGAACGACTAATGGCAATTTGTGATGAAATCGAAAGATTGTGTTCTAAAACAGACGATGAGTTTCTAGAATGGCAAACTGCATTACAACCCATAATAGACCATAATTTCAATTTACTAAAAGAACAACGGAACATACACTTTATATACAGAATCAACTAATTTGGGCAACATCTTGCCCAAAACTGCTTGTCTTAAATTACGAACTGTGATAATATACGCATATTATTACTCAGAATCATATCATGAAATACGCACTCATTGACACAGCAAACACATTCTTTCGTGCCCGTCACGTTGCATCACGCAATGCAGACACATGGGAGAAGATCGGTATGGCTCTACATCTTACATTGGCTAGCGTCAATCAAGCTGTCAGACGTTATGGTATTGACCACGTAGTATTTTGCTTGGAGGGTCGAAGCTGGCGTAAGGACGTATACGAGCCTTACAAGAAAAATCGCATCGTTGATGCAATGTCAGTGACTGAGGCTGAGAAGGAAGAATCGGAAATGTTTTGGCAAACATACGAAGCCTTCACTACATACATCAAAGAAAAGACCAATGTTTCTGTACTCAGACACGAACAAGCTGAGGCAGATGATTTGATTGCACGTTTTATTCATCTACACCCAAATGACACGCACTACATTATTTCTACTGATTCTGATTATGTACAACTTATCAATGACACAGTGTTCCAGTACAATGGTGTCACAAACGAGCTTATCACCCTCAACGGTTACTTCAAAGAAAATGGTAAGCCTGTATTAGACAAGGAAAAGAATCCTAAGTTGCTAGAAAGCCCCGAGTATTTGCTATTCAAAAAAATCGTGCGTGGTGACGCAGGCGACAACGTATTCAGTGCATACCCAGGTGTTCGTGAAACTGGTACTAAGAATAAAGTTGGTATTCGTGAAGCGTTTGAGGATCGCAATAATCAAGGCTTTAACTGGAATAACTTCATGTTGCAAAAGTGGGTCGACCATAATGATGTTGAAATCTGTGTGCGTGATGCATATAATCGCAATAAAATGTTGATTGACTTGAAAGCACAGCCCGAAGATATTAAACAAAAAGTTGACCAGCGTATTCGTGAATCTGTACGCATTAAAACTACTCCTCATGTCGGAATCCATTTTATGAAACTTTGTGGCAAATATGAACTTACGAAAATCTCTCAGCAAGCTGACTCTTATACTGCATGGCTTAATACACCGTATCAAGGGAACGTACATGAATGATTTAATTGAGAAGCAATTATACTTGGGTATCGTTGCGGTTCTCAAGGATGATAAACTCTATTACGAATCTAACATTGGTGGTAAAGGTGCCTACAATCATTTTCGTGACGGTGGTGAAGAGGCATTGATTACATACATTACTGCAATGGCTCCACTCATTCTAAAAAATGAACGTGAGAAACTTGACAAACGTGCTAAACAATTGATGTGGGAAGAGTTGAAGAAATGACATTCACTGTACAAGAAAATCGTATCAAAGAGATTCGTCAAGACGATGCTCATTTTAGAATGATTGATGGTATCAAAATGGTACCACGTGCTGGAATTGAAATTTCTAAAAGTTGTCCATATAACTATCAACAAATTCTAGCCGATTGTATTGACCGAGGCTGGGTAAAGCCAGTCGCATATGTCAAGACTAAAGAACTGTTCTGGGAAGTATTGGGAGATTAATATGAATGATAAAGAAATTAGAATTGACGGCCTCACTGCCGAACAAGTGCAAATGCTTGACATGATGTGGTCAATTGAATCTTACCAAGACTATCAAGATTGGATCGACAACCTAACGCACGAAGATGCGGTGATGGCTCAAGAGCTACAGGATCTATTAATGATAGAAATGTTTGAGCATGAACTAGATGATGATGTTGGTATTGCTAAAGAATATTTGAAAAAATTTCAACTATGAAGAAGATATATTATGAAAAAGTTGGACGCAAATATGTCCCGGTTGCGGAATATGACAGTGATTACATGGATAGCTTTCCAAAAGGTAATCATTTGGTTATGTGCTATCCCGGAGGCACTAGTCGCAGGTTTAATGTTGATCCTAACTATGCCGCGATGATTGCCGCGGCCCGTGTTGCTGAGGATGTTATCTGTAGAGAGATTAGTAAAGCAAGCGAACTTAGACCACAGCGCACCCTACTCACGGAAGGTCAAAAGAAAGCATGGACAAAGTTAGCTAAGGAATTCGGAGACGAACTTGCCACACTTCATGGATTATGTATTCGTGATTGTGCAGAAGCAGGTGTTAAAGCAATGATGGAAGAAGCTGACAAATTAATGACAAACCCATCTGTCAAAAAAGCTTATGAGCACTTCCAATTGGTTTGTGAATTAACAAAGGAAAATCAACATGATTAAGGTAATTTTAGCGTTTGTAGTACTTTTTGTTCTATTTTTTGCGGGCATTACGCTAGCCCGAAATATGACAGGAAAAGAAGCACTGGCCTTGACAAAAATGCTAGGGTATAGTATAATTTGTACTGTACTGACAATTGCAGTATTAATTTCAATCGTTGTAATTTTTTAAGGATACACATGAAAAACGTTTTTAAACTCTCCGCTATCGTTGCCCTCGTGGCATTGGCAACTGGTTGTACCCGTATTGAGACAGGTGAAGTTGGTCTTCGCCGTGGCTTTGATAAACAGGTGTCTGGTCAAGAACTGTTGCCTGGTTCGTTCAATCAAGTGATTGTTGGTGAAGTGCTTACATTCCCAATCAAGGATGTTACTGTTAAGGTTGAGGACATGACTCCATTGGCTAAAGACAATAGCACAATGAAAGATTTTGACGCATTGGTTGTTTACAACATCAATCAAGCTAATGTCAGTGACCTGTACAATACCAAGAACAAAAGCTTTCACGCCAATCATGGTGGTGATGTTTATTTGATGTACAATTACATTTTTAACGCAACACGTAATGCTATTTACAAGGCTTCACGTAAATACGAAGCACTGGACATGGCTGATAATCGTCAGTCTATGGAAGCAGATATCCGAGATATCGTTATCAAAACACTTGCAGAAGAAAAACTTGATGGCATGATTAATGTTAGCCAAGTATTGATTCGTAACATTGTACCAGCTGATGCTATCGTTGCTAGTGCTAACGAATTGGTCAAAGCCAAGAATGAATTGAAACAAAAAGAAGTTGAAGTTGCAACCGCTCAAGCAGAAGCCCGTCGTATTGCCGCACTGAACAGTAATGCAGGTGCTATTCAATACATGGATGCTCAGGCTCGTATGAAGCAAGCTGATGCATCCCTCAAAGTAGCAGAAGCTATTGCATCATTCAAGGGTCAGACTCTTGTTATTGGTGCTGGCGCTAACGTCAACGTAGGTAAGTAATTATGATGTCCCTGAATGAATTCAGTATGTTTGTCACTGGAGTATTCTGGGGCATCTTTATTATCAAGCCATTATGGGACATAGTGGCTAAGATTTACAAAAACGCTAAGGAAAGAACATGAACAAATTTCGTGAATGGTATACTAGAAACAGTAATGAGATTACTTGGTTTCTTATAGGTATCTTGACTATCGGTGGACTTGAATCACTGGTGCGTGAACAATACGGGAACGCCGCATTGAGTTTCGGTATCGCATATCTTAATTACTTGATGAACAAGCGATGAACAATTTACCAAACAAGTTTCGCCCTAGCTCGGCAATGGATACTAAGAGTATCATGCGTGAGCGCCGAAAGTATGGTGCATGTCTGGGGAACTACAATTGGCAAAGTCGTATTGAATGGTACCCAGTTGGGTTTAAAACCAATCATAAAACAATCTTTAAACAGTTTGGCAAACTTCACTATCTTGCTTGTCACAGCCCTGAGACAATACAAAAGAAGTGGCAGAGTGCATACAACAACTTTCACACGAAACACTTTGGTACATTTAAAGGTGCGAGTATTCGTTACCTTAATAAATACTCCTGTCACAGTTGGTTATGAACTTAGCAGAATATTTTAAACTAAACCGATATCAAGCAAAATATGATATCGGTGATCGCATTTTTGGCAAATGGAATAAGATTCCGTTTGTGGGTACGGTCGGTAATGATACATTGATTAACGAGATTGAAGGTCCTCGTATAAGTGTGCATTTAGATTTACCAATTAAGTATCAAGACAAAATATATACTGTTATAATCGTAAAACATAAGGATGTAAAATTATACAAATAGGAACATTGAATGAACGATAAAATAAGAATTATAAAAGAAAACGCTATCACAGAATCCACATCAACTACAGATTTTCCATGGGAATTGTTTGCTGAAATGTTGATTAAAGAATGTGCAACAGTTGTTAGGAATACGGGCACCCAGTGTGCCTTTACTACCTATGACCTAGTAACAGTTAAATGCACGATTGATAAATGTGCCGAGACACTTGAGAATTACTTTAAGGAATAATATGTCTAATCTAATTGCGAAACCAGTAGTTAAAGATCAGTTTTGGATTGTTACTAATGGTAGCGAGAAAGTTGGCAATGTAGTAGCCAATGGTTCTGGCTTTGAATTGAAACTAAACGGTAGCAAGTCACAGCATAAGAATACAAACGCTATTAAGAAATATGGCAAGATTGAGTTCGCTAGTGAAAAGTACACTGGGAAGTCAAAACAAGACTTGCCGTTTTCTGATTATCCTACAACAAAGAAGATACACAATTCTGTATTAGATATCAAGCGTAAACTGCATTTGTTTACAAAAACTTTAAAGAGTAAATGTTATTATGCGGCAGGTTGGTATGTGTTAAAACAAGGTAACACAAATGAAATCGCATTCTGCCCTAAATACATCTTTATTCAACGATATGAGTACTTAGGCCCTTATAAAACAGAAGATGAAGCTAAAAATGTGATAAATAGTCTATGATTAATATTAAACGTTTCATAGAAAAAGTATCGTATACTGAAGGAAGACAAGGGAAAGATGTTGTTATCCCTATAAGTGAGGCTCGAATCTTGCGTGACGAGTTAGCAATGATATTAGTTGACCTCCACGATACAAGTAAAAACGAAAACACGGCACCGGAACAGGTAATTCAAGTAGAAGTTACCGGCGGTAAATTTTAATGAGCAGAACACAACCCAAAGTACTACTTGAACTAGTAGATAAAGTGACTTACAAATGCGACCAGATTGTGGAAGCATCTGGTATTTGGGCCGTGTTTTATGATGGCCAGCCTATCAACCTCAAGTCACAACACTATCTAGACAACGAAGCAACACCTAAGTACAAAAAGACTAGCTTTAGCAATCCTGGTCATGCCAGAAATCTTTGCAGAAAATTAAACCTGCAGTTTAAAACAAACAAATTTACAGTTGTCTTTATGAACTCGGGTAGAGTCGTCTACCCAGATGAGTAATAAAAAGTCCCTAAAAGAAGTTATCACTGAGGCTGTGCAAGGTCAGTTGCCAGCCATTGCACATGACCGTGTTAGCACTGTAGATAGTATACTCACTAAATGGTGGGCTAGTGGTAGACAAGACGGATTACGCCTTACTGAATGGGGCGACATGAATTTCAGATTAGCTGAGATTGAATACTATCAAGCAGACTTTAAATTGCGTGAAGGCACTAGTCATCACGCATACCTACTTGAGCTAAACAAAAAAATCAAATGTCCTTACTATCTCGGTGTAAATAAAGAAAGTAAGAATAAACAAACGTATATTAGATTCTATGACAGCAAGATTGCTATGATGGTAGAATTGTACGGAAGTCTCAATGATTACTTAGATTCCATAAAGGTAAAAAGATGACAGAAAAGAAAAACCCAAATCCATTCATCAGAATGGCACAAGAAGCAAAAGAACGTGCTACTAAAATTACCCCTGAAAAAGCACAGCAAATACAGAAAGCTAAAGCACCTAAACCAAGTAAAGGTTTTGGGTCAAGTGTAATGCGAAAAACTGGGCGTGGTGGTTAATAACTTGTCAACGAATACAAGAGCTACCGCGTTATATATATGTAGACACAAATTGTTCTACTTAACTTAAAGGAAACTTAAAATGAAATCAGTCGCAACACTTATCGCTACTTTGGTAGCAACAGCATCTTTCGCCGCAGAACCTGCTAAGGCTCCTGTAGCACCAGCAACACCAGCTCCGGCAGCATCTGCACCAGCACCCGCTAAAGCAGAAGCACCTAAGACTGAAATGAAGTTGGCTAAGAAGAAGGAAGACAAGGCTGCCCCCAAAGCAGAGGCCACTAAAAGTACCCCTGCCAAGACAGAAGCGGCACCAGCAACACCTGCTCCAAAAGCAGACGCCAAACCAGCTAAGTGAAGTAGATGACAATGATGGTCCCGATGTAGTTGAAATAGACATGCATCGGGGCTATAGTCGCCCCAAACTAGTCCCGGTTAATCTTTGGGATGATGATGCGGAATTACCCGAAAGAATCACAAAAAGGTTAGCTGAGATTAGAGACCAAGCTCTACAAAAATACCGAGAAAGTATGTTATAATCTATTCGTAGGTGATAAATACTTTCAGAGTTAGTCCTCTCTATAAAAGGGCAACACTTAAACACACACAGGAGAAAATTATGTTTAATCAATACGCATTCCAGGCCGTCGACGCCGTTCAAAACGCAAAGAAACAATTCGTTTCTACATTCGTTCAACACGAACAATTCGCTAAAGTACTCAACGGTTTCGTTGATGCTCAAGCGGCATATACCAAAGAAGCAATCACAGCAGGTTCTGTAGCCGTATCAGGCGTACAAGGAATCTTGACCGATCGCACACCTTATGTTAAGTTTGCGGAGAAGATTCAGTCTTACTTCCCAACATCTACAAACAAGAAGGCTAAGTAATATGATTAGCATTTTGTTAACGATATGCGGTTTAGCTGTTGTAGGCATCGTAGGCCCATTAGTTGCAATGGCTAGTGAATCTAACACATATGGTTCTAGATTAGAAGAATACATTGTCAGCAAAAATCCACAAGACACAGCGGATGTTGAACGTCTAGCTAGAGAATATGACTTAGCTGTTAATAGGAGGTTCCTATGATTAACAAAATCAAGCAACTCTTACTAAACGTACTTGAGGCTATTCAGTCTATTAAAGAATACAAAGCGAGTAAGTTAAAATGAACCAATGGCAACCAATGACTGACGAAGATTGGGAATGGGTTAATCATGGTACACTACCAGCTAAGTTACCAAAACCAATTGACAATCAACCTAAACCAGCATACAATTAATACACATACACTTTTTTAAGGAAATAAAATGACAGACTTTACACCAAAAGTACCCGAAGTTAAATTTAACAAAAACGGTTACGAAATTCGTTCAGATATCTTGGCACTAGCTAAAGATGTAGTACAACAAGAATATCAAATGAAATTCCAGGGTTGGGAATTAAGCGCACAACGTGACGAGAAAACAGGACAACTTATTTCTACAGTTACAATGCCTGAGTTTCCAGGTCTAGACAAGATCCTTGAGACTGCTGAAAAGATGTATGGTTTTGTAAACCAAGCTTCTACTAAAAAGTAATACTTAAGTAAAACTTGACAATAAATCCATAGTGTGTGATAATTCAATATCACAGACACTATGGATTTTCCTATGCGTATTTTAATTTGTTTTCTCGCTATTCTATTAACTGCATGCGGTGGGGGCGGTGGTGGATCCGGAACAGTTGCGCCATCTACTACCCCCGTTTCAACTTGCACACTTAAAACATATTCTACTAATTACCCTAGTCAATATCTAGGTTCTAATAGTATACCAACACCCACTCAACGTTTTGATTCTACTGTTAGTAGGATGATTGGATTGAAAGATTATTATCCATACGAAAATAATGGTTGTGATAATTATGAATATACTAGACTATTGTATAAGAAAACATTAGATAGATTACAAACATTAGGAGTTGATACTGTTGAAATTTATCAATATGCTCCAGTTAATAATTTTAACGATACTATTTGGACTATTAATGAATCACGATTGCAAATACCTAAAGCTGAATTAGTTTGGTTCTTTCAAGAGGCACATCGTAGAAATTTAAAAGTAACATTAGTATGGCAATTATGGAATGTTGATTCTCAAAACAATTACATTAATACGACAAACCCCACAGAAACTGATATGGTTAAAGTGTTGCGTGGATGGCGTGATGTTATTAAAGCAATGGCTGTGATTAGTGCTGAAAATCAAGTAGATAATTTATTGATTCAGTGGAGTGCATTTTACTATCCTGTAGTTAGAGATTATCCAGAAACCGCAACACGTGAATTTCTTTCTATTATCAGTGATATTAGAACCGTGTATTCAGGTAAACTGTTTATGGGTACTCCTAGATTCTATGACCGCCGCATTATCGAAAAAGTTGACGCTATCGTTATTCCATTGACTCCTAGTAATTGGTCGTACAATGATGATACTAATATGTCAGTTAGTTTATTGCGTGACAGATATAGTGACGCAATTGCAGGGCATTATTTAGAATTCTCATTGTATTCAGGGATGAATCCTAGAGATATTCCTGTAATCTGGGATTTCAATATTCAAAGCCGTGACAAAGCATTAAGTCAGGGTTGGGTTGAAGATGGGTTTTGTGTTAATAATTGTATTCAAAACACGTATGTAACTGATTTTAGTGTGCAAGCATTAGCGGTCGAGGGAGCTTTTCAGGCTATTAAAAACCAATCATATTTCAAAACATACGGGATTAACTTTAGTACAGGTTACTGGCATACTGATACTATGACCCCCGGAAATGAGGGTTATCCTAATATATCACAATCTATTAGAAATAAACCTGCAGAATCAATAGTTAAGCACTGGTATGCTAAATACTAGACTATGCAACAATATTCTATCATAACAATCAACGGCGCAAGTGGTCCTTTTATTTCAAATGTGTTTACACAATTAGGACTAACATGTGAGTATAATAACTACAGACCATTAGAATCTGAGGAATCTGCGGTTATTATATCTTATCAACATGGAACATTTGCTTGGGTAATGACCAGTCATTTTATAGATAATATATTAGAGCCCTATATTGATGGTGATACATCCATGTTTGAAGCTTGGGAAGAGCATTGGATTGGTCCTGATATTATAACTACTCCACTAGAAATTACGCCAGAATCTTGGGCTAAACATGTAATACGTAGTTATGACCATATTGGTAAATATGCTCCATTAAATGGTTTATATGAAGAAATAGAAAAGTCAATTAAAAATGATAATTGCGACAGATTCCATATTGAATTAGAAAATCTAATAATGAATCCAGAAAGCGTATTAAAATATATAGGCGAAATAACCAGTCAGGATACTACTGATATCAAAGACCACTTTCTAGCAAACTGGGCCGCAACAAAAGAAAAAATGAAACCGTGGATGGATGCTATCATTGCAGAAAATGACGGAACAACGGACTTGACAATAAATCACTTTGGGACTACAATACAGATTACAGTTTAAAAACAGGTGATCTATGTCCGAAGCCCGCGACTTGAATAACATCAAGTTCATCCAAGAAACTCTTGCCGATACAGGTCCTGCAGGATTTCGTTCCTGGTATAATAAGCAAGAAGTATACATTCAGGAATATGTTGTAAATTTACTACAAATGTATTCAATTGAGATCCAAGACTTGGCTCAATCGTTGTCAGGTTCCGTTCAGGAAGCGTCTGACGTACTCGATAAATTTCGCCTTAACACATCCAAAACTTGACAATAAATGGGTTTGGGTATATAATCATTACATAGACAGTTAACTAAAGGACTCGAAATGTCAGCACTCACAGAATACACCCTGGAAATCTACAAACAAGACAAGCGTACTAAGGAAGGCAAACGACTGATTGCCAAGCAAGATTTTGCTCCTAGTACTAAAGACTACATTAATGCAGTAGTTGAAGGTAAGCGTCGGTTGGGTTTCATTGTTGAAGTTTTTGAGACTTTCGTGACCCGCAAAAACACAATGTCAGGTCGTGATTTCCAAGAGCGTTACGACACTCCATATTTTTGCTCTCCTTCTAGCGAATCCTACTGGTCAATGTGATTTGACAATAAATGGTTTTGGTGCTATAATAGAATCTTAGACAGTTAGATAAAGGAATACACGATGCCTGGATTTGTTGACGTTAGCGGTATGACATACGAACAAGTGCGCCGCATGGGTCATGCTGATGACTACGATGCTCCCACTCGCAACCCATACGCATATCGCAAACCCGCATTTGGTGCTTCTAAGGTTACTATGTCATTCAATGCCGATGACGTGTGGGCAGTAGCATGTGCGGCATTCAGAATCAATGGTTCGTATGTCAAAGCTATTGCACCCGGTACTACACAAAAGACCAATCGTCAAATTGCTGAGGAACTGTTGAAAGACCAATCATTGGTAACTAGCGATGACCGTGCGAAGGGTCAACTGGCTCGTCAATACTACAAAGGTCTCACATTCAAAGTAATTGAAGGCAAAACTCTCAACGACTTTAATAAGAATGCAATGGAGATTGCAAGTCTTGAGACTATCACTACAACCTATCAACTTGCAATTATTGTTAGTTTGCCAGCATCTTATGAAAAGTCTAGTAAGCGTGATGACGTTGATCGCCGTATCAATTTTGCACGTGGCGGATATGTAGGTGTTGTAGGTGAGAAAGTCTCGCTTAACATTGAAGTACTCAAACAATTGTGGAGCGAGAAATATAACACATGGTACTTGACCGGTATCACTACCGAGGATCAAGTTGTGTTCTTTGCTTGCAGAGAGAATTTTGATATTGGTACACATCTCACTATCACAGGCTCTGTTAAGGGACAACGTGAAACTTCAACTCAACTCAACCGTGTAAAGGTAATCTAAAATGAATTTTATTTATGGCGTAGTATTTGGTATTGTTATCGCTACAGTTGGCTTTAGCGGCATCGCTAAAATGGCTGACAAAGGTGTTGACAAAGTTAAAGAAGTTACCCTTGAACAAGTCAAGTGAAATTTAAACGTAAGCAACTGGAGGATAAAATGGGTCTAGATATGTACGCATACGTTGGTCGTCCCGGTCAACGTGACGAATTCTATGAGAAGGCTGAATGGAACGAAGATACTAAAGAGTTTGATAGTCCGATTTCAAAGCCTGTTGAAATTGCTTACTGGCGCAAGCATCCTTCACTTCATGGTTGGATGGAACAACTTTGGCAGAAGAAAAATCCTGAGGATATGTCTACTTTCAACGGCATTGAACTTGAACTAACTTGGGAAGACGTTGACGAACTTGAACAAACAGTAGTTCACGGACAACTACCGTTCACTGAAGGTTTCTTCTTTGGTAAGCCTGCAGATAATGTTTACTACCATGAAGACCTCAAGTTTTGCCTTGAAGCTAAAGCAGAATTGTTCTTGGGCAACAAAGTCTTTTACAACAGTAGCTGGTAATGTATGAGACTAATGTTAGGCACAAAAGAACGTCCAAGTTTACTCGTCAATGTTGGGCAAGAGTATAGTCCCACTCACTTTGACTTTTGGGTAGTCAATGGTGCATGGGATGGAACATTCTATAATGGATATGTGACTGTGCATCATCCTTATAATCCACATTCTAGTCTTGACAAGATTGAGATACTGTGCGATAATCAAGATAGGTTACGATGTAATGATTGGAGTGGTGGTTACCAAGAAGTGTTCGATAACTTCCATGATGAAAGTTATGTTGCACCTAAGCCCAAGCCAGTAGTATTTGATGACATGGATGATGATATCCCTTTTTAAACTATGTACATTACAAACAAATACGATTCAATCAAACTACCTTATAGTGAAGAACTACTAGAGTGGTTGATTGAGAATTATCCCTTTTCAAAATATAGAGTAGTAGAATGAGCGGCTATCACATGATCCTTCAAATTGAACGATTAAAAGAGACAGCAGACAAACTTGGTTTCATGCTTTGCTATCCACGTGCTGGATGGGGACAAGAGCACGGTGACCTAGTTGCGATCAAGCCTAAGGACAAAGATGCATTGCCTATCTATGCACGTGATGCACAATTCTTTACTGGTACTATTGATGAAATGATGTCCTTCTTTCGTGGTATTGAATGGGCCCGTCAATATGACGAAATGCTCCGAGTGTCCACAGACGTAAAACGTGAGCGCAAGGAACAGGATGTTCGTAATAAACAAATGGTTGCAATATTGATGGATGAAAAAGTTCCTGAGATTACAACCTAAGTAAATAGCGTATGCTTAAAAACTCTATTATTATAATTCTTTCTATCATGGTTGTACTGTTCTGGCTCAAGGACGATTCAGATGATGAATTTGATCCGGAAGGAGTTATCATTGAATACAACTGCCGCTCAATAGATGAGTATGAAAGTGTGCCACCTGAGGTTTTGGATGAGTGTCGTATACGCGGCTTGTTGACTGTAAGGAAATAAAATGACTATTCTATATCGCATTAAACCCGCAGATAAAAAATCTGTTGAGGCATTCTATGACGTATACAAAAAAATGCCTGATGGCTCTACTAAAGGATGGAATGTAACTGAACTATATCGTTGGGGACAAGGGTTCGTTGAAGGTGAAGACGAATTACCATATAGTGATGACAGATATCATAGTGTCGATCCTACTATTGGTTGGGGGTGTGAACTTGATGACCTCTGTGCTGTAGATTTTGAATTTGATGATAGTTTCACGGACGAAGAAAAAGCTGAAATTGAACAAGCATGGGAAGACGGTGGTGCAGGTTGGCTCTATGATGGTGACCATGATTGGCTAGTAGAAGACGATAGTGTTACTATTTTAGGACCCTTTGTGGTTGACAAAATTGACGAAAACGTGTATAATGAGTCTATTGAAGTAATTGAATTGAAACCCAGACCCCCACGTGACAAAACTAGTGCGTGGCCCTTCTAAGGATTAAAATGTCAGCAAGTTGGATTAATAAACTAAACGAATCAGATGGTCGTCTTCACAAGGAAGATGTACTCAAACAAGCCCTTGAAGCCGCTACTCTTGGTAGCACAAATTCGCAAGTCTTTCTAGGTCTATTGAAAGCATGTTACAATCCTTACGTAACATTTGGTGTCAAAAAGATTCCTGACACTGTAGGTATAGTTGGCGCTGAGAACCCTTGGCAGGCATTTAACGAACTTCTCGTTCAACTTTCTCAGCGCCAACTTACTGGTCACGCCGCACGTGATGCAATTCAAGAAATGGCAGAACAGTTTGATAGTGATGAATGGAATACATTCTGTGCCCCTGTCATGCGCCGAGACATGCGGGCTGGTATCTCGTCAACTACTATCAACAAAATCTGTAAAAAGACAGAATACGAAATCCCAATCTTTGGTTGCCAACTTGCAACTAACAGTGAAGGTCGTCCTGAAATGAAGGGTACTAAGCGACTTGAGCCTAAACTAGACGGTGTTCGTGCGTTGTTCACTGTTATCCCTAGCGACTTCGGTGGTGTCACTGTTGTTTGCTATAGCCGTAATGGTAAAGTGTTTGAAAACTTTACTCACATTGAAGAACAAATTAGTGAGAATTTTACTAAACTAGTTCGTGCGTGTAACGGTACTGACCAAGGTCGTAGCCTCACTGATGGTTTTGTACTTGACGGTGAAGTGATTGGTAATACATTCCAAGAACTTATGCGACAAGCACGCCGTAAGACTGACGCACAGGCAGATGATAGTGTGCTAAACATTTTTGACATTATCCCTCTTGCTGATTTCCGTCGAGGTCATTGGAATGCTCAACTGAAAAAGCGTATCGCATTGCTTGATGCTATTCGCCCTGTTATTGACACTATGCCCAACGTTGAACTGTTGCCTCACATCATGGTTGATCTTGACACTGCCGCAGGTAAGGATCAACTTGAGCGTTATGCTAAGGATAATGTAAACGCAGGGTTCGAAGGCATTATGATTAAGAACATGGATGCCCCATATCAGTGCAAGCGTAGCACTGACTGGATGAAGTGGAAGCCAACAATTACTGTAGACTTGGAGGTCGTAGGTGTTGAAGAAGGTACTGGACGTAATATCGGACGCTTGGGAGCACTTGTGTGTGCAGGTGTTGATGACGGAAAGGAGATTTCCGTCAATGTTGGTAGTGGTTTCTCTGATGGTGATCGAGATGACTATTGGATTAACCGCAATTTGGTTATTGGTAGAACTGCTGAGGTCTTGTGTGATGTGATTACACAGAACCAAGATGGTACTTACAGTCTGCGCTTCCCTCGCTTTGTTCGTTTTAGGGATGACAAATGAATGAGCGAATTAAACAACTAGTAAAGAAAGCGGGCGGTCATTTTCAAACGCACAATTTAGCAAGTAATCCGGTACAATATCGTGAGTCCATTGAGTTATGGGATGATAGAATTGAAAAGTTTGCTAAGTTACTTGTCGAAGATGTGTTAAACGAAGTTAAAGAACGTGCGTATTATACAGGCGACAGAGACTGGAGTGACGAAGTAGATCGCCCTTGGATTCAGTTAGAGTTTGGGTATGGTCCACTACAGGAGATGAAGAATGACAAATGACCCAATGACAAATTATATGTGTGCGGCAATTGTTGCTGTAGGCTTTGGATATGTATTGTGGTTCTTTCACAAGTATTGTGTAATTAGGGATGACAAATGATTCCCTACACTGACTATGAAAAACTACTCCTGCTCGAAGAACTTGAGCGTGGCGAAAAGGTTGTGTTACCCGTTAGTTTAGAACATGCTGAATGTATGCTTCGGCTTGCACAACTATACATCAATGAACACAGGAAAGAAATGCTTGACATTTTAAAGGCGTAATATGAACGAAAAAATTAAACAACTTGCTGAACAGGCTGGTATGCACGATTTTGTCCTTGAAGCAATGGGCATTGGTGAAGAATTTGAAAAGTTCGCCGAGTTGATTGTCAAGGAAATGTTAGTGACTTGTGATGGACATCCTGCTTGGACTGGTCGTATGATCGGTGAACAGATTAAACAACATTTCGGAGTCAAAGAATGACAGACAAAGAATTTTTCCTACAATATAATATCAATTGGAAACAAGAGTACCAAAACTGGTATTCTTTTGTTGACACTATGACTGAATCTCTGTTAGAATCTAGTGATATGACAGAAGCAAAAGAAGTTATTGCTAGAGTCAAAAAACATATATAAATTACTGTTTTTACAGGTATAAATAATTCTATACAGTGCCCGTTTGGGGCTGTATAGAATCTTGCTTTTTTAAAGGAGAAAAATATGAGCAAAGTAATCGGTATCGACCTCGGTACAACCAATTCATGTGTAGCCGTTATTGAGAACGGAATCCCCAAAGTTATTGAAAACAGTGAAGGTGCTAGAACTACACCCTCTATCGTTGCCTATGCAAACGATGAAATCTTAGTCGGTGCAAGTGCTAAACGACAAGCTGTTACTAATCCAAAGAATACTATCTATGCGGCTAAACGTCTAATTGGACGTAAGTTCAAAGAAGACGCTGTACAAAAAGATATTGACTTGATGCCCTACAAAATCGTTGAAGCAGGTAACGGTGATGCATGGGTTAAGGTAGGTGATAAGGATCTTGCACCTCCCGGCATCAGTGCAGAAGTCTTGCGTAAGATGAAAACAACCGCAGAAGATTATCTCGGCCATGAAGTTACTCAAGCTGTTATCACAGTTCCTGCATACTTTAACGATAGTCAACGTCAAGCAACTAAAGACGCAGGTAAGATTGCGGGTCTTGAAGTATTGCGTATTATTAATGAACCAACAGCGGCAGCATTGGCATATGGTGTTGACAAACAAGACAAGACAGACCGCAAAGTTGCAGTCTATGACTTAGGTGGTGGTACATTTGACGTTTCTATCATTGAGATTGCTAACGTTGATGGTGAAAAACAAATTGAAGTACTATCTACAAATGGTGATACATTCTTAGGTGGTGAAGACTTTGACCAACGCATCATGGATTTCTTGGTCGATGAATTCAAGAAAGAGTCAGGAGTTGACTTGAAGCAAGATATGCTTGCATTGCAACGACTGAAAGAAGCTAGTGAAAAAGCTAAGATTGAATTGTCTAGTTCTCAACAAACTAGCGTCAACTTGCCGTACATCACTGCTGATGCAACTGGTCCAAAGCACATGAACGTTAGTATCAATCGTGCAAAGCTAGAACAGTTGGTTGAAGAGTTGATTCAACGAAGTGTCGGACCTTGCAAAACAGCAATGAAAGATGCTGGTGTTAGTGCTAGTGATATTGACGAAGTTATCTTAGTCGGTGGTATGACACGTATGCCTAAGGTACAGGAGACAGTTGAAAAATTGTTTGGTAAGCAACCTCGCAAAGACGTTAACCCTGACGAAGCGGTTGCCGCAGGCGCCGCAATTCAAGGTGCAGTGTTGAGCGGTGATCGTAAAGACGTATTGTTGCTAGACGTTACTCCACTATCATTGGGTATCGAAACAATGGGCGGTGTAATGACTAAGTTGATTCAGAAGAATACAACTATCCCCACAAAGCATTCACAAGTGTTTAGTACCGCTGATGACAATCAACCTGCAGTTACTATTAAGGCTTATCAAGGTGAGCGTGAGTTTGTTCAACATAATAAGTTGTTGGGTGAGTTTAACTTGGAAGGTATTGCACCAGCACGCCGAGGCACACCTCAGATTGAAGTTACACTTGATATTGACGCAAACGGTATCATGCATGTATCAGCTAAAGACAAGAATACAGGCAAAGAAAACAAGATTACTATCAAGAGTAATAGTGGATTGACTGATGCAGAAATTGAGCAAATGATTAAAGATGCTGAATTGAATGCAGAAGAAGATAAGAAGAAGCGTGAAATCGTAGAGACTAAAAACTCCGCTGAATCACAGATTCATTCTATCCGCAAAGACCTTGAAGAAACTACTGTTTCCCAAGATGTTAAAGATAAGATTGAACAAGCTATTACAGAAGTTCAAACTGCTATCAGCACTGAGGATAAGGAACAGATTACCCAAAAGTTGAGCGAGTTGTTTGTTGCGGCACAACCATTAATGGAAGCTAAAAACAAACCTTCTGACGAAACGGTAGTTGATGCCGAAGTAGTATAACCGTTATTGTTTACAACGTTATCATGGTAGCGTACAATTAATATAATTAAAAGGAGCTACTATGGTAACAATCGTTAAACATGAATGGCATCAACATGATCGCCAATATGCAATTGAGCTTGATGAACAATTGCTTCAAGAAATCTATCCCGATTTAGATGAGGATGAGATTGCACAGAAACTTGCAGACATTGAATCAGGTGAAGTTGACTACGAAGAAGTACTCAATGATGCATATGACAATGATGTAGAGATTGAGTGGGACTTTCAGTATGATGATTGTTGGACTGACCGTAAAGGTGGTTACGATGTTACATACGAGCTAGGTGATGAATCTAGTTGGGTCACTCCTGATACTCCGCCTGAACCTACACACAAGTGTACCAAGTGTAAGTGGAAAGGTCAGGAATACGATGCTGAATGGCAGTGGGAAGACAGTGAAGGTAACGAATATGATGAAGCAAAACATGTTTGCCCTATGTGCGATTCAAAATTAGAATTAACTGAACATGGTGTTAGCGAAGAAAACGCTAAGAGGAAACGCATGGCAGAAATAGAAGCTATGTTTACCGAAGAAGAAGAGGAGAACTGAAATGGCTGAATGGAGTGTAAAACCTACATGGAAGAAATCAATCTTAGAACGTAACTATCTACACAAAGATGGTCAAACGATAATGATTGAAACAGGTTGGCGTTGGGGTGAGTTTACTGTTTATACAGACGATGACACACCACCTAATCTAGAGGCAGGTGTAGATATCTATGACTGTGGATATGAAAGTGAATTAGTTGAAACAACTGATGGTTGCTGGGAAGAACACGACTTTGACGAGTGTGATGAAGAAACACAAGAATGGTTAGAAGAATTCTTTGACGAAGGTAACAGCTGGCTTGACCTAGAAGAACACGGTTGGCATCAAGGTGACTGTGAAATGATTATTGACTGTGATATGGAAATCACACGAATGGACGGTGACGGAGACGAAGAACCTATCATTACTGGCATGCAGGATGAAGGTGAAGAAATCAAAGAAGCTTTGAAACTAGAGCCTAATGCTCAGTGGCCATTCTCAAACAGTGATTTTGTAGAAACTGCTAAGTGGCCCTTTGATAAACCTAAAGAAGGTAGCAAATGATTCCGAGTGAACTAGTCGGAAAATCATACACATTTGAAGATGGTAACAAGATTGAAGTAGTTCAAGTTAAGCTACGAGACAGTGATTACGATGGATTAGTTCCGTGGGTCACTTATCATGTTACTCAAGGAAGAGGCATGCCACAGAAATTAGTGCTCCCTATCAGCGAGTTTGGTGCTGTATATGGTCACTTATTTGGCATGGAAGACTGATAAATATAGAATGTTCAAAAAATATACAAGTTTTTCTAATCTAACTTTACTAGTGGCATTGTCACTAAGTTCAGTTGCGGCTTACTACAGTATCATAGGTTTAACCGCTATCTTTGCAGGTGCGGTTATTCCTGTCATCATTATGGGTTCTATCCTCGAAGTAGGAAAGATCACTACTACTGTTTGGCTACGTAAGTATTGGAATCGTGCTGGTTGGGTACTCAAACTTTACCTAGTACCTGCTGTTGTTGCATTGGCACTACTAACCTCTATGGGTATCTTTGGTTTCTTAAGTAAAGCACACATGGAAACAGGTATCACATCAGGTGATAGCCAATCTAAACTTGCATTGTATGATGAAAAGATTAAAACGCAACGTGACAATATTGAGTTAGCACGTAAAGCACTAACTCAAATGGATGCACAAGTTGACCAAATGCTAGGTCGTACTGATAGTGACAAGGGAGCAGAACGTGCTGTTGCCATTCGTAAGCAACAGGCTAAAGAACGTGCATCATTACAAAATGATATCGGTCTAGCTCAAAAAGAAATAGCAAAGTTAAATGAAGAACGTGCTCCTATCGCCGCAGAGAATCGTAAGATTGAAGCAGAAGTAGGTCCAATCAAGTATATTGCCGCATTGATTTACGGTGATAATGCTGATGCGAACATGCTTGAAGCCGCAGTACGTTGGGTTATTATTTTGCTTGTTGTGGTATTTGATCCACTTGCTATCGCACTTGTACTAGCGGCTAACGCAAGCAAAGAGTGGGACAAAGAAGAACCTGAGGAAGAAAATAAGCCGGATGCTTGGGTTGCTGACGTAGGTGAAAAGCCAACTATAGAAGAAATAGAACCTGACATTGATGAAGGCAACAAGCTGATTGATGAGTTGGAAAAAGAAGTACCTGAAGTTATTATACCTGAGGTCATCGTTGAACCCATGAAGTTTAATGATCCGGGTGAGCACCCTGATGATTTTGTTGAGTATGAAGAAGTTAAGCCAGAAGTAAAAACAGAAGATTCTGAGATTGAATGCTTAAAATGCGGTACTGTATTAGTTGATATCCCTAGAATAGGTTTGTATTGTCCAAACACCGAATGTGGCGTTGAGATTGAATTAGAAGAAGCTGAACCTGAGATTGAACCAGTTGAAGCTGTGCCAGAAATCGTTACAGAGAATGTGACTGTTGAAGTTCAGGAAACAAAACCTTTTGAAGAACATGGTGATTATGTCCTCTATGAGGGTAAGCACATGCACCGAGATGCTCTTAAGAGCATGAAGCCCGAATTGTTTAGACTAACTGCTGATTCTACTACCAGTATCAAGACAAGTTTTGGAACAGATTTTCCCAAAATAGCTACCAAAGGTGATATTAGGGTCCGTGTAGATGTGCTACCAAACCGTGTATACAAGTTTGACGGTAGAAAATGGATAGAAATCAACAAGGAACAGTCGGATACATATTTGTACGACCAAGAATACATCAAGTTTTTAATTGAGCGTATAGAATTGGGCGAATACGATATTGACTTATTATCTGATGCAGAAAAACAACAAGTTGAAGATTACTTAAGTAACCAAAAAAGTTGATGTATAATTGATAGTATGTTACACTATCAATATCGTTAACTACTAATAGGTTATTTATGAATATCCGTCTCTCTGTACTCGCATTGTCACTTGTTTTGGGTGCATGTGCTACAAAAACTACCAACGATTCTGAACCAATCAGAAATCAGAAGTTGTCAACTTCTTTTAAAGAAGACACCATCCATATTGAAACAGATTGCACTTGGTACAAGCCTTGGAAGAGTGAATGTGAAGTGGTATCTATTACTACAGTAGGTAGTGCTACTACTAACGGCAACACTGTTAACAATCGCAACACAGCCCTCACTAGAGCTAAGGACAAAGCACTTGCTAACGTTGCTCACTTTATGAGTGAAGAAGTTTCTAGTAATCGTGTATCTACTACACTGGCTAAGAACGTTGAGAAGGCAAGTGATCGCCTTAAGTCTAGAGCTAAAGAAGGTGAAGTTGTTGAAATGTCTGACAAGGATGCAGAAAAAGACACTAACTTTACTGTGCGTGAAAATAGCAATGACACTGCATTTAGTCTTGCTGAAAACATTCGTGTGAATGCACGTGCAAGACTGCGTGGATTTATCCCTGTTAAACAAGAAGTATCCGGGCCTCAAGAAGTTACAGTAACTATGCGTTGGACTAAAGATAGCGACAATACAGCTAGCCAACTCCGCAAACGTTTCGGTAACTAATATGCTCAAACTACTTTTTGTAGTAGTATCTTTATTCATATCTAACGCCTTCGCCAATGATTACATCCGTGTAGTCGGTGAGGGCGCTACACTTGAATCTGCTAAAGAAAACGGCTTTCGTGAAGCTGTGCAAATTCGTGCCGGCACTATTGTGCTTAGTGAAAGAGAAAGTACATTACAGCGATTAGAACGTGATGATATCAACGTCTATAGTGCTGGTTATGTACGAGACTATAAAATCAATAACGTTAATACATTCAATGGCAAATACAGTGTAACTATGGATGTGTTAATTGCTGATAGCAGACTGTTTAATCAATTGCTATCTACCGGCAAGTCTACTACTGAAATAGACGGGGCAGTTGCAGGTACAAGTTATAAGTCTTTCATCAATCAACGAAACAAAGGTGATGTTGTTTTGAGTAGAGTATTAGCTACATATCCGCAACATGCATTCAACATTAAACAAGAAGCACCTAGCATAACAACCGATCAATATCGCAATACATTGTTACGAGTTCCTTATCAACTTAGTTGGAACTATGATTACGTGGTAGCATTCAGTGAAGCCATGAAGATGTTTGATGATAATAGGTTTGGTAGATTTACTCCTGCTCCCAGTAACGTAGTTGTTATGGGAAAAAATCCTAGTAATTTCCTCATAGGATCTAGCACTCAGTATAGATTTAATGATATAATCATGCTTGACAGAATTAAAGATTCAGTCACAGGATCAAGAGAAGTTAGACTAATGCTATCTCTACGTGATGACGCCAATAAAGTGATGCTTAAAACATGTTCTGCTCCGATGTTAGTTAACGGCGGACCTAGTTTTTATAGCATCGGTGATCCTAAGTACTTTGTTATTTATGGTAATACTACTGAACAAGGTGTATTCCAAACAAATCTCAAAGATCGTACCGTGATAGACCGAGCTAGAACCGTTGAGTTGTCTGTTGTAGCAGAAGCAAATTGTTAAAAATACTGCAGGAAAAATAAAAAGATAAATTATAATATGTCAAATGAAAATAAACTAAACCATTGTTCCTTTTGTGGTAACCACAAAGATATAGTAAAGAAACTTATCGTAAGTGATAACGTTGCTATTTGCAGTGACTGCATTGAACAATGCACTCAACTTATAACTGATGACAGTTCTGTAGTAGAGTCAGAAGGACCCAAACAAAACTACGATCCATCTGATATCAAGAACTTCTTAGACTTGCACATCATTGGTCAAGACCATGCTAAAATGGTTCTTAGCGTAGCAATCGCTAATCATTATAAACGAATCACACATCCCCCTAAAGATTTAGAAATTCAAAAGGGTAATGTATTGTTGATTGGGCCTACTGGTAGCGGTAAGACATTGCTTGCTAAAACAGTAGCAAAGTACCTTAACGTTCCTTTCGTAGTAGCTGATGCAACTAGCTTGACAGAAGCAGGTTACGTAGGTGATGACGTTGAATCTATGATTAGTATGCTTCTCACTAACGCCGGCGGTGATGCTAAACTAGCAGAAAAAGGTATTGTTTTCATTGATGAAGTTGATAAGATTGCACGTAAAGGTGAATCCGCAAGCTTGACACGTGATGTATCAGGTGAAGGTGTTCAACAAGCATTGTTGAAATTAGTTGAGGGCACGGTATGTCGTGTGCCAGCAGGTGGTGGCAGAAAGCATCCATCAGGTGAAATGATTGAAATCAACACAAAAAATATCTTATTCATTGCAGGTGGTGCATTTGTTGGCTTGAAAGATATTATCTCTAGTAGACATTCAGGATCTAGTATTGGATTTGGTGCAGAGATTAAAGACAAGAAAAAAGAAGGTGACTTGGGTCTAGTATCACCTGATGACCTCACTAAGTTTGGTATGATTCCTGAATTGATCGGTCGTTTTACTACTGCGGTTAGTGTAGCAAACTTGACCAAAGAAGAACTTATCAAGGTACTTACTTCTGTTAAAAATAATTATATTGACCAATATAAGTATTTGTTTAGTATCGACCAGATTGATTTGCAATTCAGCGATGATGCATTAGAACAAATGGTTGACAACTGTATGAAGTTGAATACTGGTGCTCGTGGACTTCATACTGAGATTGAACGTGCTTTGATGCCGCACATGTACAATACTAAGAAGTATCGTGAAAGCGAAATCAAAGTGGTAAATATTACACAAGCGGGTGTAGTAGAACCAAAAGCACTGTAACCTAAATACTAGAATTTTTTGCGTATTTTTAGTATAATAAATACGTATGTAGATGCCGATGGTCGGGTCTACTAAGTCATCTTGCTTAATAGGAGAAAAATATGACAAATCAACTAACCCTTCGTTCCTTAGACATTCCGTCTATTCACAAATTTGCAGTAGGTTTTGACAATCTATTTGATGAAATGTTGCGTATCAATGCACAACAAGGCTCTACTAACTATCCACCATTCAACATTGTTCAAATCAATGAAGATGAGTATCAGATTAGTTTAGCAGTCGCTGGATTCGGGCCTGACAATATTGATGTTACTAAAGAAGGTAACTATCTTGTTATTGAAGGTACACCTGTATTGCCACTAGACGAAATCAATTACCTACACAAAGGAATCAGCACACGTAGTTTCCGTCGTGAGTTCAAACTTGCTGACCATGTGGATATTGAGAATTGTAATCTTGAATTGGGTATCCTCTCAATTAATTTAAAGAGAACAATTCCTGAAGAACAGAAGCCCAAGAAAATTGCAATTAACTACAATAAATAATATAATGTAGTTTGAAGGAAACACTATGTCAAAAACAGAAACTAAACTTAAAATCAAGCCAATCACAACACTTGCTGAACCACCATTGTTTAAGATTATCTACTTCAACGATGATGTGACTAGCGTGGAATTCGTGGTAACTTCGTTGATTGATTACTTTAATTATACGAATGATACTGCGGCTGATATCACTAACAGCATCCATAATACTGGTAGTGCAGTTGTTGCTGTTTTGCCATACGAAATAGCAGAGCAAAAAGGAATTGAGGTTACACTTGACGCACGTAGTCAGGGATTCCCGCTACAAGTTAAGGTAGAAGCAGAAGCTTAAATCTTTATTTCTATTCTCTTAGCCCAATAGGGCTTTCTCTTGTAATAAGAGTTGTTCAAGTAGTTGATGCCATTGATAACGGTGTCAACTACTTTTCCATATGTTCCATATACCCAATGTGATACTTTCTTTTCAGTATCACTAGTTAATATCAAGTCCAATGAGAGTTGTGAGTCTATTGCGCTAGGCTCTTCACCAAAATATAAGTCTACACCAGGCACTGAGTGTGAGACTATCAATATCTTTTTAACGTCCAAGTGTCTTTGGAGTCGTTCTATAGTAGACTTCAAATAATACAAATCCTCGTATCTTTGATTGTCAATAGCTATTTCTGTTTTCATGTCCGAGGTAGCTATTTCCCCGTACCATCCATTTGCGCCAACGATTGCGATTCCATCAACTATAACTACATGATGATGTAGCATCACTACCTTCTGTAGATTTTTACTGATTCTAAAAATGTCATCAGTGCGTTGATTTATATCAGTGGCGCCCTCGTATTCTAGGGTTCCTATAGTGTAAAATACACCTTGATAAAACCTAGATAAATGCGCTAAGGTCTGGTGTATAGTCCTTAGGTCGTTACTGATATTACCAGCAACTATGCAATACAAGCTTGTAGCCTTCCCCTCCCAGTTAAACGAGTCTTCCGGTGATAGGTTTAGGTCACTTATTATGTCAAAACCAATAGTCATAAAGGCATGATAACAGGTTTCCCTGTTATCATGATTACTTAGCAACAGTCATTTTTGGCTTTTTTGCTGTCCTAGCTTTTGGCTTTGCGGGCGCTTTCGCTTTGGCAGGTGCCTTAGCTTTTGGCTCAGCTTTCTTTTTAGTAGCAGTTATTGCAGGGGTAGCTGGTGTAGCTTCCACAACAGGTGCTTCTACCTTTACAGCTGGTGCTGCCTCTACTACAGGGGCTACTTCTACCTTATAAGGTACTTCGGCTACTGTCTCTTGTTTTGTGGATAATCCCAACAAACGCTTAAAAAAGTCTAACATTTTTATCTCCTAAACATATATTTACTCTAGGGCTAAAACATAGCATTTTTTCTGCAATGCGCCCACTTAAATACATTTATTATGTTCCTAAGAAATAACCTCAAAGACTTGATGCAGGAAGAGCTACCTAGTATAGCCTACCAAAAACGTCTGTATTATAGGACAGATTATGATGAAGTAGTCAAGCTTTATCGTATGCTAAACAAGCAAGTATTCAACAATAAATTGATTATGCCCGAGATTGAGGTTATGGGACGTTGCAGAAAGTACTGGGGCATGTGCTACGGCTCAACAACAATGCCCACAAAAACTAAGAGTTTTTGCAAGATACGTATGATGGATAAGTGGTATTGCAAACAATGGCTTATCACAGTATTAGCACATGAAATGTGCCATCAATATCAGTGGGATGTTGAGGGATTGAAAAGACTATATCAAGGGAAAGAACCGATAATGAGTCATGGACCTAGTTTCTTTATCTTTAGGGATAAATTAAAGAAACTAGGTATTCCTTTAAAGAGCGCACATAGCAAGCGCAAATGGTTTAAACATCAAAATCTATTTAAGTGCTAAAACGCATAAATACACATTATGCGTGAATATCTAGACCTAATCCAAATCCTTTCAGAAGCCCCAGTTGGCTTAAGTGCCAACGAAATCAAAAAATATGACTGGCGCTTTAAAAAATTCATTGAATACATTACTCAAAAAAAGCCCTTTACAAAAATTGATGGTAGTGAAGTTATCGCTGACCCTAGAGAAGCAAGACGTTTCCAACAACTGTTTAATAATGGACAGTTTGGTGGTGCATTAAAGATTCGTTTAAGTGATGGTGACGAGATAGCATTAAGTCAATTGGCTAAGACAGGTGACTTTGGTGGCGCCGCAGTAGCCGCAGGACAGGATGCTAGTCAAGCAGGTAAAGAAGGATTAGTAGTTAAACCTAGTCAAATTGGTATCTGTGATAAGAATATCCCGGCAGAAGATTTGTATGAAGTTATTGAATCTAACGCCGCATTAGCTAGTACAGACTATGGACAAGTTGTTCAACTATTAGCTACTATGATTGTTTCAGGTGATGCAGTGATGTTGCCGCCCGAGTATCAAGGAAAAGAAAAAGAAAAAGTTCGCAAAGCTATCGTTGACTACGCAGGCGAATACTTAGGTGTACTAGCACTAATTTACAATCGTAGTCGTTTCCCTAGAAAAGCAGAATTTCAAAAGTGGATGGGGGCAGATACTAATCAGTTAACAGTTAACTTCCCCTTGAAGGCTAATACTAACTTAGCAGATAGTTACGCTACTGTTACTAACAGTGCAACTAATCACACACTAAACATCTCTAGTAAAGGCACAGGTGGTGGAGCCGCTCCTGCTATCTCAGGATTAAAAGTTCCTGACTATATCAGAAATGATCCTAACTATGAAAATGCTATTCAGTTCATTGATATTTGTCAGAAATTAGGAACTGTTCCTCAAGCGTTCGCGGCTATGGATTTGATTTTTCAAGTTAATCCAAACGCAATAAACAAGAAATGGCACAAGTTCTTACCTTTCTCACAGAAGAACCCTAAATTAGCTACACTAGCTAAACAAAGTTTAGACTTGAAAAAGCAACGTGTTGACCAACCACTTCCAGCAAAGTATCAGTCTTTGTTCAACGATATCAATTCTCCTAGCGCCAGCGACGGTGGTAAATTAATTTATTGTATTAAACGTGAAGTAGCAGATGCTATGAACAGTCGTGATGCTATCCCTGAGTTTAAAGATGCCATCATTCAGATTTTGGAAATGAACTTTATTCAACAGTATTGTGATTATAAGAGTGGTCAACTAATGTTCGCTACGCAATGGCCTGCAAAGCTTGATGGTAAGATTAGTGTTGAAAACAAGTCTAGTGCTATTGACCCAACAGCAGGTGGTTTCAGCTTTAAACTTGGCCGCACTGACGATTCAGTAAGCGCAGAGCCCGGAGAAGAGCCAGTAGACGGATTAGAAAACGAACCCGATCTAGCGACTGCATCTAAAGAGATTGCAGAACCTACGAAGACTAAAGAAAAAGAAACTGGTCAACGTAAAAAGAGAAAATAAGTATCCATAATAGTTGATTTTGTATTGTTATGGATGTACAATACAGTTTTAACTAAAGGATCCTTATGAGTCTAGTACCAATCGTTGTAGAACAAACCGCTAAAGGCGAACGCAGTTATGACATTTACAGTCGTCTACTGCGTGACCGAGTCATTTTGCTTGAGGGTGAAGTTCACGACCAAATGGCAAACTTGATTGTTGCCCAATTGTTATTCCTTGAATCAGAGGATGCAGACAAAGATATTTCAATGTACATTAATAGCCCAGGTGGTAGTGTTACTGCAGGTATGGCAATCTATGATACAATGCAATTCATCAAACCAAACGTTCATACTATCGTAATGGGACAAGCATGTTCAATGGGTTCACTACTTGCACAAGCAGGTGCTCCAGGTAAACGTTTTATGTTGCCTAACGCACGACACATGATTCATCAACCAAGTGGTGGCGCACGTGGTATGCAATCTGACATTGAAATCAGTTATCGAGAAATCACATTCTTGAAAAAACGACTGACTGAAATCTATGTTAAGCACAACAGTGCAGGAAAAACATACGAAGATTTTGAACGTGATATGGATCGTGACAAATTCATGAGTGCTGAAGAGGCATTGGCATACGGCTTGATTGACAAGATCGTTGAAAAACGTTAATGATTAAATTCACCCCTGTACCCATCAGTGGACATGAAGCAATCCTAGGGAAAGACTTCAACAACAAGTTTGCTACATTCATGGCTGACTTTTATGCACCATTCAAAAAGCATAACCTTGATATTCAAGTTGCAAAAGAGACATGGGAGTATGGCGTAACTGCCGGCGTGCCTAATGCCTCTTGGGTGGGTGCAGGGAAAAATGTAGTAGATGTTAAATCTCCTACCGCTGACTTAGACGTTAAAGGTCTTAGTTGTAATTGGATCGCAAGCAATCAGACTACAGAGGCAAGTTTCTTGCAGAATAACAAAAAAGAAAATGACAATTTTGCTAAGTTATTTGAATCAAAAGACTTTACAGCCTTGAAGGAAATGTTTGTCGATCCTTTGCAGGAAAAAATCAAAAACACTAATAACCTACACATGTTTTGTATTATTCGTGACAAGGAATATAAAGATGTGTATTATGCATTGATGAAGGTAGAACCCACTTCATTGACGGACACTGAGTTTGTCAATGGGATGTGCCTTGACGCAGGTCGTAGTGTTTCCGTTCCTATGATAGACCCTGCATACGGTAAAACGTATATCTACATCCCAAAGCGCAGACTAGAACTAAGACTAAACCCTGCAGGAATGAGTACTTTTTTAGTAAATTCGCACAGATACTAAAGGTTGACAATAAATGGATTTGGGCTTATAATAGAGTCTTAGACAGTTAGATAACGGAGCAAAAATGAAGATCGTAATCAACACTCAAATCCGCGAAAACTACGGTGACGCTAACAAGCCCTATTGGAAGTTCAAAGGTGGTGACGTTTACGTTGTTTCCAATCTCTCTCCTGAACAAGTTATCAAAGTTAAAGAGAACGGTATCCCCACTCTCAAGGCCCTGATTGAAGTTAAAAATGCGGGTTTCGAGGAGTACGTGATTGACTATTCTATCCTTGACGATGACGCCGTTGTGTGCGAACCCTGGGAATCCCCCACTGAGCTATCTTGGAAGAACGGGCGTTGGGTCGCTATTCGCACGGTAGAGAACGGTGAGTATGGTCACTTGCGTTCCGAAATCGAACGTAGGACTGAGGAATACGACATGCTGATGGAAGGTGGTCGTGAAAACTACCGAGTAGTTTATACCATGCGTAACGGTGATGTGGTCAACGGTTTGGACTTTACTGAGTATTTTTGCGAGGCCGCATAAGGTTGACAATAAATGGATTTGGGCGTATAATACATGTATTGATTGATTAAAGGAGCTTGTATGACAGTTAAGCGTTTCAAACAAACACAGCGTTTCCGTGTCAACGTTGGTGAGGTTTCGTTCTATTCAACAGCCAAACAGATTCGCAACGGTGTAGGCGACTTTATTAAGTGCAATGCCGCAACACAAAAAGCACTAGATGCACTTGAATACATCCGTTCTGGTACAGGTGCTGCCGATCAATGTACCTCGGGTCTTGCAGGTACTTGGGAAGGTCTGCAAGTACAATTGAATGTGGCTTAATCATGGCATGGCTTTTTGTGATTATTTTAGTACTACTAGGGCACCTCGGTTGGGCTTTCTTTTTTGCAATACTGATTTTAATGCTTGGCTAAAAGGTTGACAATAAATCAGTTTGGGTATATAATAGAATCTTAAACAGTTAAACAACAGGAGTTAGAAATGGGTACTCGTTCACTTATCGGCGTGATGCATGGTGATAAATGTAAAGCAGTTTATTGTCACTGGGATGGTTACCTGTCGCACAATGGCAAAATTTTGCAAGAGCACTATAACAGTGCCAAAGCAAATAATCTAGTAGCACTGGGTGATATCTCAAGCCTGCGTCCCGAGATTGGCGAAGAACACCCGTTTGATGCTCCAGGTAGCTATGGTGATGCTGAGTACACAGCATTCAAAGAAAAGTATGGCAACATGACTACCTTCTATGGTCGTGATCGTGGCGAAACTGGTGTTGACTTCAAAGTGTTCCAAAACTATGATGAAGTGTTGGACTTTGCAGACGGCACTTTGGCAGAATTCTACTATATTATGAAAGATGGTGTGTGGTACGTTGCTGACTACGACAATCGTGAACTCCGTGTGTTAGCAGACGAATTGGCTAAAGAAACTGAGGAAGTATAATGGAAGCGGTACGTGAAGTCACTGTATGGAATGACTCTAATAATGCAAATCATACATACCTATTTGATGGTATGAAGATGGTTGCATATATTAAAGTTGGCGACACTGTACCATTCTATTTCAAAAACCCGATCACAATCGACAAGCGTGGTCGTAAGTTTACTCCAGTTAAGCCAAATCCCTTTAAACAAATTAAAGAAAAGAGTACGGTTATTAAAGTGTCAGGTAGCAAAGGTGCTATATACTCTATTGACACAGAAGAAAAAACATGCACGTGTCCTGGCTTCTCATTTCGAGGTGCATGTAAACATTTGACAGAATTGGAAAATAAATGAAAGTAGCACTATGCAGTGATCTACACTTAGAGTTTCAAGATATCAACCTTACGAATGATGAAGGTGCAGAAGTCCTTATCCTTTCAGGTGACATTATGATCGCCGAAGACCTGCACAATCATAAACACTTTGACTACAACCCATATACCCCAGGTGCACTCGCTGATTTGGGACGTAGACAATTAACTGCCCTTCGCTTCCGTGACTTTTTGAAGCGTTGTAGTTTTCAATTTCCGCATGTTGTTTACATTGCAGGCAACCATGAATTCTATCACGGTAAGTGGAAGGCAAGTTTGGATCACTTGCGTGAAGAATGTGCTCAGTTCACTAACGTCTATTTCCTAGAAAATGACATGAAAACAATCGGTGAGCATACGTTCATTGGTTGCACATTGTGGACTGATATGAATAAGGGTGACCCTCTTACTCTACATGCCATTGGCGACATGATGAATGACTTTAGAATCATTCGGAATGACGAACATGGATACACTAAGTTGCGTCCCGCACATGCAATGTGGAGACATCATCAGTCACTAAGCTACATCAAAAACGTTGTTCAAGGTATGCATGATGAAAAGTTTGTAGTGGTAGGACACCATGCTCCTAGCAAACAATCTACTCATCCAAAATATCAGAATGACCAATTGATGAACGGTGGTTATAGTTCGGACCTTAGTGAGTTCATCCTTGACCACCCACAAATCAAATTGTGGACTCATGGTCATACTCATGACCCGTTTGATTATGTGATCGGTGAAACTAGAATCGTATGTAATCCTCGCGGTTATGCGGGGCACGATCCTCAGGCTGATGTGTTTCAGTTGAAGTATTTGGACATCTGAATGAAATCAGGTGTCCAATACTTGTTGCTTAATCAGGAGTATTATCGTATAATCTATGTACGTTGTGAGAACAACGAAACATTTAAAAGGAAAAAAGTTATGAATACGACTACAACAAAATCTCAAGCCCTTATCGAGGCTTTACAAAAAGGTGAGCAACTAACTGCGAAGCAGATCACTAGCCGTTTCGGCATTGCAAACCCAACTGCTACCGTGAGCGACCTTCGCATCCGCGGTGGTTTCGCTGTTTACGCTAACAAGCGTACTAACAAGCGCGGTGATACTTACACCAAGTACCGTTTGGGTACACCTAGCCGCGCAGTTGTCGCCGCAGGTTACAAGGCTTTGTCAATGGGTCTTGTGTAATCTCAAATTGAGATAACAGAAAAGGGCAGTAATGCCCTTTTCCTACTTGCGTAATAATCAATTATGTGCTATAATTGTTTATCAATTTCTATAGGAGCAATCAATGAGTTTCTTTCACAATCTTATGGTCAAACTAGGTCGCTATCGTTTGATTCCTGATCGTCAAACAGGTGAAGACTATATGCATCGCTATTACTTGTTTTTGAAAGACCGCAAGTGGTTCCCTTTCAATTTCACATTACACAAAATCGTTCGCAGTGATGACCCTATCATGCACGACCATCCTTGGGGTTACTTGACAATTGTCCTTAAAGGTGGTTACTGGGAACATACACCAATCTTCAATAGTGAAGGTAAGATGTTTGCAGAGTTTCAGACATGGCGTGGACCAGGTAGTATTATCAAACGTAAAGCAGGTGAGTATCATTGGCTTGAACTTGATGGAAGTGTCGGACCTGCTACTACATTGTTCTTCATGGGCAAGCAACAACGTGAATGGGGCTTTCTTGTACAGACAAAGAAAGGTCTGCATCGTTGGATCAAGTGGACAGACTACTTGAGTGACTGGAAACCCTATCACGCAAAGTATGTAGCAAAAGCCGCAAGCAAAAAGAAAGACTGATATGAACTACGGAGAATCATTTAATTTTAGTATTGATGAATACGGCAGTGAACTAACACAACAATGTCACATGACATTGTATTGGTTAAACCGCAATGGTTATTTGACGAATGAAGATACTGAGGAACTAGTCAGTAGAATGCTTGTTACTCCTGTTCGCAATCGTCCTAGATTAGGTCAGCGTTTGCTTGCACGATTCTTTAACAAAGAATCAGCAGAAAACAGCTATGTGTTTCCAATCACACTGGTCGAAGATTGTTATAACAGTAATAGTCACGATGAAGGTAACGATAAACCAACATTAAAGGTAGTAAAATGAACGAAGATACAAGAGAAATTATACTGATCCTCTCAGAGGAATGTGCTGAGGTAGCAAAAGAAGTTTCAAAGATTATGCGCTTTGGACCCGATCAGATCAAACCTGGCAAAGATAAAACAAACATTGCTGTATTGGAAGAAGAACTTGGTGACTTGCTTGCTATGATTGAGCTATTAGTCGATAAAGATATCGGTGTCACTAATGAGGGTCTTGAATTTGCTAAAAAGGCTAAATTTGAGAAGCTAAAGAAATGGTCCAACATCATTATTAATAAATAATCTATTATGCTTGATCTTATCCTTCTTGCTTTCGTATTTTATATTGGTTACAACCTCGGACAAATAGTGTTGTCTTGGCAACTGCGTGACTTGATTGTCAAAGAAGCTAGAAAAGAGGGCTTTAAAATTGATAACTCATACAATATAATTGAAGATCCAGATGATAAACCAAACGTATTGCAATTATTTGTAGAAACATCTAATGATATGTTGTATCTGTATGAGCGAGATAAAAACAACTTTATCTGTCAAGCCAAGACACTAGAAGAACTTGCGAACCTGTCATTGAAATATAAAAATATCAAGTATGCCGCAGTATTACACGGTGACGATGTAGTGGCATTTGTAAATGGAGAGGTAAAACTAAAAGTATGAAAGTCAATCTAGGGAAGTTCCCTTTAAAAGGGAATCGTAGAAAAATAAACGTAAGTCTTGACACTTATGATACATGGAACTTGGACCACACTCTGGCACTAATCATTTACCCTGCACTGTTACAACTTAAAGCAGTCAAGCATGGTATTCCTAGTGAGTTCGTTGATGATGTTGGTGGTGAGGATTATGTTGCCCAAGACAGTTTTGACTTCTATAAAGAAACACATCAAGAATCTTGGGAGATTGCATCAAAGCGTTGGGATGAAGTCCTTGACAAAATGATCTGGTCATTCAAGCAATTGTGTATTGATGACTACGGTGATTTGTATCATCACGGCAGTAGTGAGTTTGACTTTGTAGAGACAGAAAAACTATACCCCAACCCTGTAACAGGAGTGCCAGAACCGACATATAAAATGGTCGATAAAGATCCTGAATCACATTGGTTTGATGCTGAAGGGCACAAACTACACGAAGATAGAATTCAAGAAGGTCTTGAACTATTTGGTAAATACTACAGGAGTCTTTGGGATTGAATTACTTTACTTTTGACCATACAGTTAGTATGCTCTCACAATTTAACAAACCACCTACAGCTAAGATAAGTAAAAAAGAGTATCAAGTCTTCTGCAAAGAGTATATATTTGAGCAATTAAAAGGTAAACGATTTGGTAGTGCATTTTGCGAAAGATTTGATATCACTGACTACGTAATCAAATGTTTGATTGACGAAGATATTGCCCGAGAAATGATTGAAGTAAATTATATAAAATGACACACCTAGTAACAGAAAATTGTATTAAATGTAAGCACACTGATTGTGTGGTTGTATGTCCAGTCGATTGCTTTGTAGAAGGTCCAAACTTTCTAGCAATCAACCCTGATGAATGTATTGACTGCGGTGTATGCATTCCTGAATGTCCAGTTGATGCTATCGTAACAGATGACCATGAAGGTATTGATGTTAAGTTTTGGTATGACCTTAACAAACGGCTGAGCAACAAATGGCCTACTATCACTAAGCGCAAGCCTGCCCTACCTGATGCGGCAGAATGGAAAGACAAACCAAACAAGATTAACTTGTTAGAAGAATGAAACAAAAATATATTGACTACTACATGGATGTAGCAGAGCGTACAGGTAAACTCAGTCACGCAATTCGCAGACAAGTTGGAGCTGTCATTGTCAAAGACAATAGAATTCTCTCATATGGATACAACGGTATGCCCACAGGATGGGATAACGATTGCGAATATAAAGACTACATGAGCGGTGATGCAGGTGGTTGGCTAAACCCAGACGAGATTGAAGAACGATGGCCCTTTAAGGAATATGATCCTGAAGTACAATCTAATCGCAGATATCGGTTGGTAACTAAGGATGAAGTGTTACACGCTGAAAGTAACGCAATCGCTAAAGTGTCCGGTTCAACTGAATCTAGCGAAGATGCTACATTATTTGTTACTACTGCACCTTGCATTCATTGTGCTAAGATGATTTTTCAATCAGGCATCAAAAACGTTTTCTACCGTGATTCGTACCGTGATACGGCAGGGGTAGATTTCTTAACAAAAGGTGGTGTTAGTGTCACCCAATACGCAGTACAAGACTGATATCCTAATTGATTTTGGGAATTTAAAACCCTTGAGCAACTGGTGTGAATCTAATTGCTCGGGGGAATGGGGTTACGAATGCTTAGTGCCTGCAGGAGCAGATGCAGGAATGTATGAGTTCTATTTTGAAGTAGAGAACGATTACGTAAATTTTATACTTTGGAAAAAATGAAATACTATAACTTTCACCGTGAGAATAACAAGTTTGACGACATTCTAAAAGATCCAGCGGTTATGAAAGCCGTAGATTTCAAACTACAATGGTATCAATATCTTATCATCGGTATTAGATCAGAGAACAATGACAAGACTTTCAGCTACATCACGTTGATGTATGGGGAAGATATGGTTAATGAGTTAAGCAAAGACTACACACCCGTTGCAGGTGTTGATTATATGCCCAAGCGTGATAAGAATAGATATACAAAAGTTCAGCGATAAGCAATTAGTTGAGCTTCAGGAATACGTGTCTTAGTATTCTTACTACCTAACAGGACTACGGTCCTGATTCCATTTACGGTGTTCAACATCATAACAATACATCCACCACTACTATTGATGTATCCAGTCTTACTAACTAGGTAATCAATTCCATGACCTACAGTAGGGTTTGTGTTATGAAATTCTTGCCAAAATGTTTTCTTCTTTTTGACTGACGAAATTCTGACTGATGAAGTATTGCTTGCTGATACAATTTCAGGATATTTGCTAGCGGCTGAAACTAACTTCAATAGGTCTTGTGCTGTACTGACATTGAAATTACTAAGACCTGTTGGCTCAACAAACTTAGTGTCAGGCATTTGTAACATAAATGCTTTAAAATTCATGTTACTAACACATTCATGCATACCACCGGGATAAGTTTCACATAGTATTTTTGCGGCTTGATTATCAGAGTGTACCACTGCTAAATCTAACAGTTGTTTTCGAGTTAGTGGTCTATTATGTAATTTAGTACTTACAACCTCATCCATTGGTAGTTGTGCGTCTAATACAACCATAGCAGTCATTAATTTTGATATACTAGCAATGGAACGGACGTCAGTTGTATTGACGCCCTCTAATACTTTACCTGATTCATCAGCTACTAACCACGCTTTAGCTGTGATATTGGGTGTTGCTACACAATTAAATGCAGAGCATACAAGCCCTGCAATTAATGTCTTTCGTAAAAATTTAACCAAAACGTTATCCAATCTATATCGAGTAGTACTACTCTAACAGATATTTTGTTTCAATTCAATTAAAACGGTAACCAGAGCCAGTAACCTTGACTCATTAGTAATGCGGCAAATGCACCAACACCTATACTGCCCCAGAACATTGGCATGCTGACAGCTAAAATACTAGCAGACAATAGTACAATTGCCAATTGGAATCCTGTACCAGCAAATGTTAACCATGGGCTATGCTTTCTAGCATCGTCACGATCGGCTTCCAGTTGTCTAGCTTTTGCAAGTAATTCTTTCTTGCCCTCACCTGACTTTGGATCAGATTCATAACGTTCAATCTTAGCTTGCAATTTTTCAATCTTAGCTGTTTCTTTACGCAAGATAGCGTCATCTAAACTCTGCTCAGCCAATGTTTGTTTGATACTTTTAGCTTGATAGAATGAATACATGTTGTTGGCTGCAATCGTGTTATTCAATACTTTACTGCTGAACCCGCTAGCAATATATGTGTTAACTGCTAGTAGTGCGGCTAATACTGTAATGACCCAGCCTGCTTTGTCTTTAATTTGTGCTTCACGTTCACTACGTGATAAGGGTTTCTTTTCTTCTGCCATAACAACTCCTCTTCTTATTTTTATAGTTGTACTTTATTTATCTGCACATATTATATTTGCCCGTTTATTGATAAATATCAATAGTAAAAACCATCTTTACTAAAAACAATAATAATAAGGATAGAAAGATGAAAAAGACACTTTTAGCAGTAGCCGTCATGGCTAGCTTGGGCGCTATAGCGCAAACAACAACACCTACATTAATTAATCAGACTACCTCAATCACGGGTGGTTATTCCTCAACCTCGCTTGTTGATACTAACAGCACAAGTACTAGCACAAGTACGGTAAACAGCAACAATAATAACACTAGTAATAGCAATAGTACTAGTACAAGTGCAGTAACTAGCACAAGTACCAATACAAACAACAACAATTCCACTAGCACCGCTACTACTGTTAATACGAATAACAATATCAATTCTGGAACCCAGACTATTAATAATAATAACGTCAACAGTGGTACAATGACGTATAACAATAACAACGTCAACTCAGGAACTATGACTTATAACAACAATAACGTCAGTTCTAGTACTGCTACAAACACCAACGTTAATCAAAATAATAACGTGAACACAGGTACAATGACGTATAACAATAACAACGTAAATGCTTCAACAAGCACTAGTACCAACACTAACAACAATATTAACAGCGGTACAATGACGTATAACAACAACAATGCTACTACGTCAACTAACAATAACGTCAACACGAATAACAATATTAACAGTGGTACAATGACATATAACAACAACAATGTCAATACAACAACTAGCAATAACGTTAATCAAAACAACAATGTTTCCACTAGTACCGCAGTTAACACTAATAATAACAACAACGTTAGCACTAGTGTGAACACCAACAATAACGTTCAGTCTGGTAGTATGACCAATAACAACAATAATGTTAATACTTCTACTGCAACTACTGCCAATACGAACGTAAATCAAAACACTAGCACTGCAACTAACGTGAATCAAAACATTCAGTCTGGTGACATGACAAATCGTAATATCAACGAATCGACTATTACTCAGAAAATTATTCAACCTCCACCAACTGCGGTTGCTCCTGCTATGATGAGTGGTGGTAATGCTGACTTGTGTTCTACCGGTAGTTCAGGCAGTGTTCAAACGCAAGTATTTGGTGTATCAGGTGGAGGTACAGTTCGTGACATGAATTGTGAACGACTAAAGTTATCTAAAACTCTATATGATATGGGTATGAAGGTTGCGGCTGTTGCTACTATGTGTCAAGACCGTCGTGTGTTTGATGCTATGATGGCAGCCGGTACACCTTGTCCATACGAAGGTAAGATCGGTGAGCAAGCTAAAGCACAATGGGAAGCTAATCCAGACAAGCTACCAAAATTAGAAGAGGCAAAATTAGATGACACTTATAAGAAAATTGGCATTGGCGCTATCCTTGGCGTTCTTGTCCACAAGTTATTCTAATAGTCAAACAACTGATGCTACTACCGGTAATTTAATCAATACCGGTACTAGTCCTACGGATACCACTAGTATTTGGAATAATGGTGTGTATGTCAATCAACTATGTTTTTATGCCGGATACCCCGGCAATTGCGGACCTAATCCTAGTATCAGTAACGGTAGTGCTATCAACTTCAGCTACGGTACAACAGACTTAAATCAAATTATCAACATCAACAAAGCCTTAGAAGCAGGCGGTACAGGTGTACAACTAAGTGGCTTTAACTTTGGCTTTATGGCTAAGAATGGCAATGGATGGGATGACGGTAGACAAGATTATCTAGCCGCTTATGTTAAGTTTTATAATGCCGGTGGTAGCTTGGCAGCAAACTACGATTATTCTAGTCAGACTAATCAGAAATATAATTGGACTAACTTTAATTTCTCTGAGACTTTTGCTACCCCATATGTTGCATCAGCATTAAGCACGGCTCAAGTAGGTTTTGTTGGTAGAGACAATAACTTTTGGGCAGGGAATTATGGTCCAGAAATACAAAATGTTAGTTTCAGTTTAAAGTATAGAGTTGATCCTTGTACTACCAATCCTGCTTATAGTTCTACATGTGCCGGGTTCAGTAATGTAGTTAACACAAACAATTTACTAGACTCAACGAAGGGCGGATCTTATTTAAATCAAGCATTTGCTATCAATACTGCGTTAGAAAATGCAGGCTTTGGAGCAACAATTCATGGATTCAACTATGGATTTAATTATAGAGTAGGTGAAAGTTTTTCTGGATGTACAGCATGGAATCAAGACGGTTCATGTAGTTGGACAATGAGTACTCAAGCAAGTGCAAAGGCAGTAGTTTCTCTAACAAATGCTAGCAATCAACTCTTACACAATAGGAGCTATAGTTTTGTAGGTGACGGTACTAGTGGTTCTGTTAGCGAAAAGTTTTTACTACCAACAAGTTTGAATCAATCTATGTTGGGTACAGGTAGAATACAAGGTAGCGCAGTAGGTACTAATAGTTCTATTGAAGGTGCTTGGGCAACAATGATTTATACACCTGATCCTTGTACCAATAATCCATTATATAGTCCTGACTGTAAAGGATATGCGGCAGCTATTACTAAACAAATACAGGCTTCAACAGCTACTGTATCAACTGCACCTTATGATCCTACTAATCCCGCAAGCGTAGATCCTGCTAGTCCAGCGCCGGCAACTGCCCCGCCCCC